AAAAAAAAGTATTCAGAACAGCCCTGTTTATCCCGCCCGATTATTGACTTTTTTTTTACATCTCCGGTCTTTAAAAAGAACAAAATTTCGCACTCCTGCGGGCGCTTTGGGTTTATTACTATTTTGTCCAAAAATTCTCCCAGAACCGTTTTGGTAATATCTTCTGGGCCAACTCCTTGCAAATCATTTAATATCTTTCCGATTTCTTTTAATTTCAAATGAGAATCTTTGTTGGCTTCTTCTTTCGATTCCAGTTCGGAAAGTTTATTGCTTATGTTTTGGATTTCATTCTTGAATTTTTCATTTTTTTCAAGATATTCAGAGTTCGTTATAATTCCATCCAGATTAAGGTCGAGAAGTTTGTCTTTCTTTTTCTCTAGCTGAAGAATCATATTTTTAAGCCGGTTTATCTCAGCCCCATCGTTGCTAAAGTCTATGTTCTTTTCAGCCAAACTTATATATTTTTCAATAGCTGTTTGGATATCCCCAGATTTGTTGATAAGGTCTGCAAGCATTACCCTTAATTCTTTCTCACGTATACCAAAAGAATTACAGCTTTGCGCTCCGTTTTTTATGCGATAGCTGCATACCCATCTTGCATCTTCACGTCCTCTTGCAGTGCGTTGTTTCATCCAATACGGTGCTCCATCGTCCCCACAAAAGATATACCCGGTGAACAAATTGTTTTGCTTGAAAGACGTTCTATGGGATTTGATCGCATCACTCCGTGTTTGCATAATGACATTTGCCTTATTCCATACGGATTCATCTACAATCTGTGGAACATGGTTCCCATCGTCTTTGTACATTGTCCATTCGTCCTCTGGCAAAAACTCTTGCTTTTTAGTGAACATATCGACAACTTTTACTTTACCGCCGCAATAATAACCTTTATATTTTGGATTCTTGATTATCTTTTTGATATTATCTCGGCTGAGTTTTCCGCCTTTGTAATTTCGATATCCTTTTTTGTACAGGTATCTCTCAATGGTGGATGTAGACCATTCTCCTGTGGAATATTTTTCAAATATCTCTTTTACCATCGGAGCTGTTTTGGGATCAATCGTAAGTTTTCCGTCTTTTTTGATGTATCCGTATATTCGTGATCCGAGGACTACACCATTTTTTATTGACTGTGCATGTCCGAATTTTATTCGATTGGAGAGTTTTCTTGATTCATCTTGGGCAATTCCGGACATTATGGTAAGTCTTAATTCACTATCTTCGTCAATCGTATTAATGTTGTCATTTTGAAACCATACGCATACGCCATACATTAGTAATTCCCTTGTGTATCTTATACTGTCTAACGTATTTCTCGCAAATCTGGTAATTTCTTTCGTTACAATCATATCAATCTTCCCAGTTTTGGCATCTGCCATCATGCGTTGAAATTCGTCCCTTTTCTCAGTTCTTATTCCCGATATTCCATTGTCAATGTACGCACCAACAAATACCCAGTTTTTATTTTGTGCAATGAAGTTTCTGTAATATTCATCCTGGTGGTGTATAGAAACTTGTTGGTCTTCTGATTCTGTGCTTACCCTTGCGTAAAAAGCCACTTTTAATTTCAAGTCAAAAATGCTGCAAGTTTTCAGTATTTCTCTAGTACGATAAACGTTCATGCCCCGTTCTCCCTTCTAGTTGGAAGAGCAGAGATAAGATTATTATACCTTCAATCTCATCTCCGCTCAATAGTTTTGAATTAATTCCCAGAAAGAATCTCAATATCAATTTTTTCTTTCATTTCTCTGCTGATCAGTCCCTGAAGGTATATGTGTTCGTTCAATGCCAACAATAACGCTTTGTTCATGTCGAACTCCTTTCTTTGATGAAAAGGTTCAAAATCCTTTTAAAATATTACAGGTATATATTTCTGCGCAAACTTACGTAAAATGGATTCTAGCGTTTTTTAGTCAATCAATTACTTTGTTTTACAACAAATCAAATATATCCATTTGTCCTTTGATTTCATCTTCCTTTTCATCTGTGAAAAATTTGCAAGCAATGTAGTTTGGTTTCCAATCCACATCTCCATTGTAGTTCAGACACCTCGGATGCTTTCCAGGCCGGTACCGTAAACATTCATCGCATCGGTGATACGGATTTGTTCCGCCGGAATCTTTGTACATTGCGCTTATCTTAATCATATGGGTCACCCTCTTCAAACAAACTGTACTTTCTTAAAATTTCCACTTCGTGTTCGCACAATTTTATCTGGCATTCATTGTACAACTGCCGTGCAAGAGTGCCGATAGTCGGTTTTCCTTCATTTGCCTGATGCACATATTTGTTACTCTTTTCCACTACGTTCATCAGCTGATCCGGTTCAAAGTCGTATGCTCTATGCAGTGCCAAAAGCAATGTCACGCTGTTCTCAACATTCGCCCAGTCCTGTCCGTCCGTAAATCCTTGTTCGAAACCGGCGTTGTAGCTTTTCTCTCTTTCTTCTTCCCTTGCGTTTTCTACAACTTTGTTCAATACACTCACGGTTCTACTGATCCCGTCTTCCTTGCCTTTCTGGTACGCCTTTTCAATCTCTTCGTTTCTGGCTGCCAGAACTTTTTCTCTGGATTCATCAAACATCCGCTGCATTCTTTCAATCTTTGCAGCTGAATAAGGCATAGTTGCCGGTTTCCCTGTGAATTTTCTTTTTAACACCGCACTGTTCATTTTCCGCCTCCCATGATACCTGCTATCATTTGTTGTTTCATTGTTTCCGCTATGTGTTCCCGAACAGATTCTTCCGGGAATGGGATCTCAAGTGACCGCTCCAGAATCCGGTTGGTGATACGCTCATCATAATTTAGTCGAGAAATACAGTAATTACTTGTGAAAATCGTGATTTTTCGGCTTGTATAGCGTCCGTCGATAATTTCATAATATTTTTCATTTACCCAGTCCTTTTCGGTTTCTGTGCCGAAATCATCAATGATTAGAATATCTGCTCTGGCAAGTTCATCAATCAACTGTTCTTCCGTTTTATCCGGACTGTATCTTTTTCCCCATGTGGACTTGATCTCGTCAAGGATTTTCATAGACGTTGAAAATTTTACCTGTTTCTGATGTTTTTCAATCAGTTCATTCGCCAGGCTGCATACCATTCGGGTTTTTCCAGAACCTTTCGTGCTAGAGTAAAAATATAGTCCAATTCCCTGTTTTTGCATATCGCTGATATTTTCCACCCAGTATCGAACAGCTTTCGCAGCCTGCCTTATTGTTTCCCGACTCTCCGGCAGCTGATATACTGCCGACCGAAAATTATTAAACATTGCATCCTTGTAGATGTCTGGAATCTCTGCAAACTTAAGCTGATTTCTATGAATCGTTTTTTTGCGGATACCGCAGGAACACTCCTGGCAGTACGGAATTCCATATTGATCACGGCTCCATACCCATCCGGAATCATCACATAAACGGCAATGTGTCTGAATTTCCGTCATCACCGAGTGTTCCAAACGGGATAAGTGGTTCGACTTTTCTTTGAGTTTTTGCACCAGATCCATGTTTCCTGTCCCCATTGTAGTTACCCTCCAAAACCTTTAAGAAGTTATTTGGTTTTACAAACCAGTCAAAAGTAATCATCCATCCATTTTTGTTTTCACCTCTCAGGAAATCGCTGTGTCGAATGTTGTCCATAGCCTTTAAGAGATCATCCATGCCATACTCTCTTATTCGGCCTTTAAGTAACTGGCATCTTTTTGATGCCGGTTTGATATCCCTGATAGGAGCAATGCCAACATCCTGTAATTTGTTCCATTCCTCAACAACACGTCGGACATCCGTCTGACGAATAGTATCTTTAGATACTATTAAATTATTATCTTTATCTTTATCTAATTCTTCTTTCTTATTCTTTATCTTATTCTGTTGCGTGACGTCACGTGAACTGTCACGTGACATATCTTGTTCAATTGCAAGTTTCTGCCGTTCTCTCTGTTTCTGTTTCCTAATTCTATTCTGTTCTCTGATCTTGTCCATGCCTTCGATATTCTGATGTTCTTCCCATCCTGGAATTGCAAGCATATTTCCATCTCTGGTAATCATTCCAAAATTTTCCAAAGCAGTCAATGCAAGTTGTATTACACTTTCATCAAAGCCGAGTTCATCTGCCAGCAGTTTTTCATTATACGGAATGTTTTCTGTCAGAAAGATAAGTCCATTAGCATTGCATCTTCCGGCCATCGTCAGAAGCATAACCCAAATAAGAACTATGTTGTTTCCTTCTGGAAGCTTTCTGATATGACCGATTTTAACATTATTAAACATCTCTGTTTCAATTTTGATCCAGCTTACTTTTGCCATTTATATAATTTCCACCTCCATGTACCATCTTGTGACATCTTTCGCATAAGCAAATTCCGTTGTTTACATCATAAGCAATATTTTCATTATCATAGCAATCTCTGAATCTTATTTTATGGTGAACTATGTTTGAGTTTGGGCTTCCGCACATCTGGCAAATGTATTTATCGCGTTCCAAAACTCCTTTTCTCCATTTTTTATATTCTTTTGTGTGCCTTCCTTTTTCTTGTTCTCCATATCCTGTGGTCTCTTTAAACAGAGGTAATTCATATACACCATTTGCCGTTTTTTTTAAATACCCATTTTCGATTAACTCAGATACATCTTTTTCATTTATACTTATAATTTGAAAAATTCGCTTCCAGCGTCTTAAGCGGCCATTATTGTCAGATCGCATACACAGTTGAAAGTAGATTGCTTGCGAGTTAGCTGACATATTTAAAAAGTTATCACTGTCAACGATTTTCATTGTAAACATTCGTTTTTGTGCCAATTCTAAAATTCCTTTCTCCAATTCCTGGTTTTTCAAAAGTGTTTATTTTAATTCAACTTCAATTCCATTGATTTTCAGTTCTCCATTTACCGGAATTACAAGAGATGGAACGCCGTTTATTTCTTTCAGTTCAATCAGAGCAATTTTATCTGGCTGGATGCAGATTGTTGCATCTGGTGTTACAATTTTTGCAGTTTTTGAATTATGAATATTGTCAATAGCAACAGGCTCATTGCTGAAATACATTTCCCAGTTTTCTTTGAAATCCGACAACTTCTCGTCTGGGACTCCGCAATATCCAAAAATCTGTTCTATTTCATCACATGACACGGTTACCATCTCCGGACTATCTTTCTTCTGTTCTCTTACTTCCTGCAAAGATTCAACCAGACTTTCCGCAAAATTGAATGTTGTATTTTCTTCGAAATTGTCCATGATAAAATCTGAAAAGACATTAATCTCGTTGCCGGGTATACGGGGAATTGGTGTGCCAAGAACGTTTTCAATGAAGTCGGGATGAATATTCTTTATGTTTTTATTGAAATACAAGGCCCCATGAATATCAGTGCTTCTGTCATTGAATACAGGGAATAAGAATCCTGTTTCTGGTCTTGAGACTACCCAATCACGAATTCTGTCTTTGATGTTATTTTCAGCCACATCATAGCTAAGCCCAGCCTTTGAAAGTTTTACTGGACAAATGCTACACAGAATGTGTTCATAAATTTCTTCTGATGCATCGTGCATTTCGGTTCCATCAGAAGCTTTTCCTGGAATGTCATATACTGCATGAATGAGAACTATGTAGTAATTTTCGTGATAATCGTAATTTTCAATCACTTTATCGTAGAACTCGTCCAAAAGCTCATCATTTTTAAGCTTGCTTGCTCTGATCCGCATAAGAAATTCCTGTGTTCCACCCTCTTTTTCCTGTGATAATGGAAAATCAAGGTTCATAAGGTTTTTTCCAAGTCTGCCAGACATGGTTTTCTTGAAAATATCAAAATACTTAAACATTTCTTCCTCTGGAAGAGACAGGAATGCTTCTTTAATTTTGGTTTTCTTGTTCTTTTCTGCGTCCACATAACAACCACAAATGCGTGTGATTGTGCAATTGGCTGGAGTAAACTGTTTCTTAATTTCTGCGATTTCTTTCTTATTCATTCTTTTCCATCCTTTCTGCTTCTTCTGGATTCATATTAATCCTCCACTCCAAACATTTTTCTTAGACTATGCTGATAATTTTTCACTGTTCGTTCAAGAGTGCTATAAGCTGGCCTCAGCGTGCATCTTTCTTTGTAACCATCACATTTTGTACCGAACAGAATACTGCTTCTGCATATACCGTCTTGATTAGCGCAACATTTATTCATTTTTCTTCATCTCCTCCAACTGTTTTACTGCTTTTCTATAATCTCTATTCACAGACCGGAACATCATCAAAAGTATTTCAGACACAGGCCTTGTCCGATTTCTTCGCTTTGCTTTTTTGATGCATGTAAGGTCATTTGCTTCTGGTACATATATTCCTACATAATGTGGAATTTCAAGGGATACCGCAGCGCATACATCTGTAGGCATAACCAGGTAGTTATAATCACCAACAAAATTCAACCCATGACCAGAACGAAAATCTTCAGCTGATGATTTAATTTCATAGCAATAGAAATCTCCTTTTTCTATCCCGGACACACTATTATTTACTGGCACGAACCGCATGTAATCCACCCTCACCGCATGATCTGTCGAATAATCGAATGTAACTTCCTTAGCCCAATAAATACGTGGATCATTGTGAGGATTTATTTTCTTTTCAAGCATGGCTGATAATTCTGCTGTAATCTCAGGTCTTGTCATTTTGGATCTCCTCCAGCTTCTTTTCAGTTTCTTCACGAGTGAGGAATACGGTTTTACCAATCGTTGACAATAAGATTGAAAAGTTTTTCTCACACTCTATGTAATCGCTTTCTGCCCCAGTCTCATCATCAATCCATTCATACAACCACTTCGCCTTAACCGCAATCTTTACCCAGTTCCTTTTCGCAAACCTGAATGAAACAACTCGGCCTTGAAAATATGAGGGAATCTTATTGTCTGCGTCTTCATAGCATTCCATATCCTCTATTGGAAGTATTGCGCTATCTACATAAACAATATCTCCAACCTTACACGGCAATTTCACTAGCAAGCCCTGTTCTTCTAACTGCTCGTATTCTGCTAGCTTTTTGCAAACTTCATTTACCAGATTGCAATTATTGTCAATGCACTTTCCCATTCCGCAGCATGGCTCTTCAAAGCATTTAGGAAAGTAAGCGTTTCCAATCTCAGTTATCTTTGTTAATCTCTCCATCTACTTCACCTCCTCCATCTGACTTTCTACGGTATCTGCAAGTAGCTTCAAAGACTTAATAAATGAGTCCGTCAATGCTGTTCTGTCTGGGTATTTAGTGAATGTTCTGACAAGGCTTATAGCATCTTTGAGTTCCTTCTCATTTTCAGTTACGTCTGATGCTTCTAGCAATTCATATCCCGGTGCAAGACTGGAATTTCTTGTTAGTTCTTTATTGCTATAGAACTTTAATATATCCGGGATCTGCTGCTCTTCAAAAGGATATGGATACACTTCTTTTCCACCGTACCATCTATATCCTTGTTTCTTTGCTGCTTTCAGAATATTTTCATACTCTTCATGTGTTCTGACTAATACGCATTTATTTGCCAGATCAATCATCTACTCCACTACCTTTCACAATTTCAATTGCTTTATCAATTGTATTTGCAATATTTTTGTAAGCACAATCTTTGTCTGCATCGCCTGTATTTGCAATTGTTAGGAAGTATCTCACCTTTAAATCTTTTAATTGCTCCACAACCTTGTCCACATTAAAAGCTGTAAACTGCCTGTTGACACAATCAATAAACTCTTTCTGGTCAGAACTAATGCTATTTCCAATATCCCATATTTTAATATATTCAATTAAGTCGTCCGCATCAATTAGTCTGCTCATATTTTATTCCTCCCACACTCCCAACAACCGCATCCTCTCATACAGTACAGCGACGGTCTTGCGCCTGTATCCATAAAAGTCCTTCGGATTCATTGGGATATATCTTTCTTTGCTGATTTTCCTGTAGCTTTTCCGGTGCAAGATATTCTCTATAACCATATCCGCTATCACCGTGTTTTCCGGGCAAGCTGACAAGGCGGCACCGGAAAGCAGGTATCCGTACTCTGCCGGGAAGTCTTTCAGCATCGTATTCAGTTTTTCAATGTCTTCTGCCGGAATACCGTAGTCTTTCAGCTTTTTATTCCTTGTCAGCATACCGTTCTCCTTTCTATTCGTCTGGGTGGCATTTGTCGTACATGATCGCCGCGCATACAAGACCAGTTACTCCGAATATGGTTCCAAGGGTGAATCCTAATAAGAATGTAATCATGGCTCGTCCTCCTCAACATAATCTTCGCAATCTTCTGCATATTCGTAGCTATCCATCATGTTGCACCGGTTATCGCAACCGCCTTGTTTCTCACAGCAGATGCAGCACTCTGTTTCACCGTCCGGACATTCTATTTTACAATATCCCATTTAGTCCTCCTCTCGCATGATTTCCTTTACGCATTTTCTACAGTAACAGCCTTCAAGTCCTTCTATTCTGTACAGGAAACACATCCAATTTACGTTCCAGATCCCCTTGTCATTGCACCTCTTGCAACTACCTTGCCCCTCGCCTTGGCATTGCGTTATTTTCACCATGTTTAATCCTCCTTATATGGTTCTGGCAGTGGCATCCATGCTGTGACTTTCCAATACGACCTAGCACCAGTTAGTTCCCAGCGCTTCAACTTTCTTTGAAATTTTGCATAGGTTGAACGATATATTCTTCCGTCCATGCAAGTCACTTGATACGTACCGCTTGCTTCTGGTAATCCCTCACTGACCGGAATCCAACCATTTTCTTTCTCATCTTGTTCCAGATCGTCTTGAAGCTGTTCTATCATTTCCAGAACACCACTTGCCAAAATCATCTGGTGGTCATCCGCAAGTTTCTTCATGAAATCATGATAATCCGATAATCTGTCTTTGATATGGCTCATACTTCCACCTCCTCATAAGTTTCTCTGAATATATCTGGCTTACACGGATAAAATTCACCGCAAGCACCGCGGATGATATAATCACCAATATTCGCCAAATGTTCGCCCTCAAGCGTCTTAATAACCAGACCGCCTGGAACCTTCCAATGGTCAATATAGAAATTCTTACCTTCTGCCGACATGTACTGGTCCGTACACTGATAGTCCGTCAGGAAATCGAACATTTCTCGATGATTTGTACCAGTCCACTGTACTGCATCAATTACAACTGGTTTCTTTCTGTACTTCATACAATCACCTCACTATCCTCTGGCTCTTCATTAAGCATTTTATATATGCGGCCAGAATGAAATGCCTTTCTTAATTTTTCATAATTAATTCCAGTAAGATCTGAAATTTGAGAAATTGTCATTGGCTTTCCTTTGAATTCTACAATCAAATTATTTCTTTTATTATTTCCTTGTATTTTTGCATCCACCCATCTACAGTTGTCAGGCGAATATCCATTATTATTATCAATGCGATCAATCGTTAAATTGTCTTGATACCCATTCTCTGTTGCCCATTTATAAAACATCATAAAATCATGCCATTCTTCACAAACATATATTCCACGACCGCCATAATCAATATATTGTGGGTGATCTTTGTGCTCGCATCTATATTTCATATTGCGCCAGATGTTATATATCCTTGTATGCCTTAATCCGTGTCTTATAGCTTTTTGCCTTGCAATATCAACGCTTAAGCAACCGCACGATTTTGTTCTTCCTATTTTGAGCGCGTATGCTTCTACGGTTTTTGTGTTTCCGCAATCACATTGGCATATCCAATATGTTCTATTGGTATCGTCCGTTTTTTTTCGCTTTATTACTGTTAATCTCCCGAAACGTCTTCCTGTTAGGTCTACAAACTTACTCATATTTCATTTTCTCTTTATCCTGACTTCTGATTAACATTTTGTGTCCTCCTTAAAATAATGATAATTGGTTATCGCACTGTTTCTTCTTTCTGTTGTCGTCAAATTCATTTAAAACAGCTCTAATTGAAACAATGAATGGATGTATACTTATCCCCTCCATTTCACATACCATTTTGTCAAATTGAAGTTCCTTTCTTACTCTGATAAGAAAAAGTTTTCTGGATTCTTTTTCCAACACAGCAGGATCAATTTCTTCTTTTTCAATTTCGTCTGGTATGTACAGGCTCGGTGAAAGACAATAATCATTTTCGACTATCTGGTCAATGGCAACTATTTCCTGCTTTTCTCTGTCCTCAAATGTAATGTCTGTTGTCTTCCGATTCTTTCTCAGCACAATAATGCAAGTAGCTATTGATGTATCTTCAAATGTGTTCCCTGGAATATTTACAACCCTGTCGATTACATTTTGTTCAACAAACCATTTTCGCACCTTTCCTTCTCTTTGTCCTCTGTATAGAATGCCTGGAAACTCAAGAACCACCGCTATCCCCTCGTCTGATAAATGATACAGAATATGTAGCATAAATGCCCAATCTGCTTTTGACGGAGGTGGTAAATCCGGACAAACCTTGAAACGAATATCGTTTCGCGCTCCATCAGGATTCCACTTAACTGAGAATGGTGGATTTGCAACAATGCAATCAAATTTCATTTTTTGAAATTTATCGTCTGTAAGCGTATCTCCTGCATATCCTGTAAAGTTTGGGATATCAATCAGCTCCAACTGTTCAGAATCTAATTCTTGTCCGTATTTTTTCACGTTTTCGTGAAATACCCTTAGTAGATTCCCTGCTCCGCAGGTTGGATCGTATACACTATCTGGTTCAAAATCTATATATGATTTAAGCCTTAACGCTAGTTCTGGAGGAGTATAAAAGATTCCATTATCCTTAAACTCTTTTCGGATTTTTTTATACTTTTTTCTTTCATGAACCACCATGTCCTTTTGTTTTCTTTCCAGAAATATGATGCACGATCTGCTTAATCTCATGAAGCTTTGCGTCTACTTCTGAATCGTCCGGCATAAATATGACTTCACTTCTACCAATGCTGGCTCTTTGCATTAATATTTCAAATGCTTTTTTCGCTTTTTCAAATGAGCCATATTTCCCTAAATTACCTGCTCTTGTACTTCCGATCACGATTTTTACAACAGGTTTGTCAAAACCGATGTATATGCGCTCTGCCTTATCCAAGTTATAAGCTTCATTTTTTTCTTTGCTTACCGCAATCATTTTCCATCCTCACTTTCCCCATGTAAGCAACTGACACGCTATTGTGCAGTCCTCCATGATTGATTTATCCGAATACTACCTGTCCGTTATTCTGCATGTAGATCATCGGTGCAGCTTTACGCTCTCCGACTTTCAGATACGGGCAATTAGCTTTCACAAGTGCCTCTGCCATAACCGGAACCACACTATTTCCAATTCTTGCTACCTGTTTTGCAATCGGGTAATTTCTCCATTTATAGTCTCGATCAATGATGTAATCTTTCGGAAATCCCTGCATCACCTTTAATTCTTCCGGCTTTAGCATTCTGAGAAAGATATCTGAAATAATGTATTTTTCTCCATGGATATCAACCAGAACATTTACTAGCCCGAATCTATCTTTTGTGGTGATAGTCCCGAGTGGCTCATTAAGCACCTGTCCGCATCCTGTCCCATAATATTTAACTAGAAAAGCGGATATCACACCGAAGTGACCGGGCGATGTGGTTATCGTATGCAACGGCTCATCACATCCCTGACCGATTCCGGTCTTGTAATACTTCGTGATAAAAGCTGTTACAAGCCCGTATCTGTTTGATGTATCAATAGTCTTAATTGGTTCAGTCAGTAATTGCCCTCTGGAATCGCCTTGCCTGGTTTCTCCGTGATATTGAATTATGAATGCTAATGCATCTTTATTTTTCACAATGTAAGGATCTGGATTATCAACGATATATTTTTTGATTCCATTTGCAATGCGTTTCTGTGTTGCTTCTGCCAATGGCTTCGGGCGGTCAAAGATGCTTTTGCCTAAGTCTGACCAATCAATGTAGTCTCCACACTGTTCGTATGGCTTAAGATTGTCTGTACCAAAACGATTATGCGTAGGTTTTGGCCATATTATCTGCTTTCCATCTCTACGGAATACTGCATACCAACGTTTCCTCGTAGTCGGTGCTCCATAATTCGCAGCTACCAGTTCCCGGCTGTCAAATTCATAATCGATATTTTCCATTGCTGAAATAAATTTTTGATAATCTTCGCCGGCTCTTTCCTTGATCGGATGCCCTTTCTCGTCCAATGGTCCCCATTGTTGGATTTCTTCTACATTCTCCATAATGATTACATCTGGGAGAATCGCCTTTGCGTGCTTATATACAGCCCACGGAAGAATGCGAAGTCCCTGCTTTCTCGGCTGACCACCTTTTGCTTTTGAATGGCTCGTACAATCCGGTGAAGCCCACATCAACGCTACGTGCTGGTTTCCGACATATTTCTGCAAGTCTACTTTGAAAATATCTTCTGTCAGATGCAGCGTTCCGGGATGATTCGTCTTGTGCATCAGGATAGCGTCAGGATCGTGGTTAATCGCTATGTCTACTGATCTTCCAAGAGCCATCTCGATTCCAACGGATGCTCCGCCGCCACCGGCAAAGCAATCTATGATTAAATCTCTCATTTATACTCCCATCTTCTTAACCAGATTCTTATTCAATTCCCCTTAACATCAAGCTTAATTTGCTATAACAAGGGCAAATTCTTGTGTGATCGAAAATATCTTCTAGTAAAACGCAATGTGGAAAAAGCTGTTTTACCTCATAGATATGCTCTTTTTCTTCCCCACCACGTTCTACGTATTTGATTCTTTTGCCAACATGCAAATCAAACGTTTTGCTTATATATGCTTTAAGCCCATATATGTTCACTTTGCTCATTTTTGTGTACCAATCCTTCCTTAAAAGCCACTATTGCAGCTTCCTTACTGTGATGTATTTTTGTAATGGTTTTACATTCTGTGCATTCGCACCAATATAAATCTCCTCCACAATGCCGGTTATAATCTGCGAAAACATGAAAACGATTCCCACATTTAGGGCAAATCCTACTTTTACCATTTTCAACATTAATTCCCATTCTTTCATTAAACATAGAACATTTCCTCATCGTTATCACCAGAATCGAAATCTGACGTTTCTTCACAATCAATTGATTTATTTCTCGACATGTTCTTTCCTCGCTCAACCAGTTCTGCCCTCTGCTCTTCTGTCAGTTTTCTCGGGACTCGTAAATTTGGCACGTATTTTCTCGGAACATGAGCGAAAATCGATCCATCTTTGTTAATTGCGATAACCTTCACATCTTCCGGGTTTTCTTCTTTCAGTTTAAGTGTTCGATTCTTTAAAGTACTTCCGTTGTACGCCGATACTTCAGCATAATCACTTCCACGTATCCATGCGATGCTGCATTCATTACAATTCTCTGCCATTATTTTGCCTCAGCTTTTAATATTTTTCTCAACTTCGATGTGAGTAAGTCAAACTGTATAAGCATTCCCTTGTCTTTGTGCTTTCTAACAGTGATATCATCTTCTGAATCATCCAGGTAATATTCGCCATTGATAGGATCTCTGTAGTCTATTTTTGATTTGAAGTCCCACCCGGAAAGGTTGAACCTTTCAACGGCTTCTTTCCGGGTAAGAGTATCTACAAATGTTCCATCTAAGGTGTACAGATCGTAAAGCTTCATCTTTTATTCTTTCTTACCAACCGGTATTTTCTGTGAGAATTGCTCCCCGAAAATTCAATCAGTCCATCATCCGCAAACTGGCGCAAATGCCTCTGGATTGCACTAGGGCTTAAATCCAATTCCTCAGCTATCGTTTTAATCTGTGGCATTTCGCCTTTGCGTTTTTCGTATTTTACGATAAAATAATAAATATCTTTACGATTCTGCTCGTATTCCTTATGCTTTCTGTTCTTTATTTCACGTATAGTCATTTCTCGTAGTTCCTTTCATCAAGCATTTCTTTAAATTTCTCGAAAGCTTTGATTGAAGTTTTGTTGTTCTGCTTTTCCGGCTTCAGGGTAATTTGCAAATGCGTATCAATGATATGTGATAAATCACGGGCCAGAGTTTTCTTGCCTTGTTGGATACCATCACGATATCCTTTTGCCGGTCGGTAATCAGCAATCTTTTCTTTTCCTTCATCCTGCCCACCACCAGTCTTGTTTTTCACAATCCATCCGGAATCAATGGCTTTCTGGATGTATTCTCGTTCTTTTTCATCAAGCTGCGATACCGGGCAGTGAAAGAAGTCAATCTTGTAACCATTCTTATTTTCTTCCGAATACAGCCCATGCGCTTTCATGGAACGATCAATATGCTGTTCGTATCCTGACATGTGTTGTGCCAGTCTAGTAAGAAGTTTTACTGACTGCCCGATATATCCATGAGTTTCGGTACGCCAGAGTATATATATTCCGGTTCCTTCATCCAGTTTCGGATTTACTTTCAGAAGTTTCTTCTTGTTGCTAGCTTCAATGGCTTTTGCCTGTCTGAATTTCTTGTAATCCAACTGAAATTCCTTTCAATTACGAAAACGGTAAATCCGGATCGTAAGCCGGTTCAACAAATGTGTCGCTTGCCGGTGCTGACGGTGGAACTGCGCCGATGCTTTCAGGTTGGTTGCTTCTACCCTTACTTTCCACAAACTCATGTGTTTCTACCAGACAGTCATTTGTGTAAATCTTCTTTCCGTCAGTATCCGTATAGTTTCCGGTCTGCCAGCTGCCAATGACTGCTATCTTCATTCCCTTGTGCAGATACTTTTCGGCAAACTCTCCGTTTTTACCAAGTGCAACACAGTTTATGAAATCTGCTTTCCGTTCATTGTCTTTGCGATACTGCCTTTCGACTGCAAGAGTGTATTTGGCAATGGTTATGTTATTGGTTCCAGTCCTTATGTCCGGGTCTTTTACTAATCGCCCGATCAAAATTACTTTGTTCATGTCATTTCTCCTTATAAGCTTCCGGCATCGGCATCCACGCTGAAACCGTATATTTTATCTCTCTTCCAACTCCAACATCTGCCCATTCACCGTTTCCAATGTATCTCAGAGATGTTGGCCATTCAGCACCCTTGATTGTTACCGTGTACTGCGGAAGTTCCTCGATATCAACATCTTCGTCTGGCTCCGGTGGTAACATTAATTCTGTCGGAATCCATTCAATCACCGGATTATAGGACGTGAAACATTCCTTTGCCTTTTCCAGTGCATCATTCCATCCTCTGTCGTACAAACCGGATGTTGAAGAGATTTCCTTTTTGATTTTGTCCAGAACATTAATTAAAATTTGCATCCTGTCACTCCTTTTTATCCTCGTAAAAACTCAAGTAATCAAACCACTGGTCTTTGATAAAATGCCCGATGATTTTTACTGAACTTCCCCACCCCTTTGTTGCGACCCGAACATGCTTTCCTTTTAAATCCACAAGATCTTCAACGCCAACTACATCCATAATTCGCATGATTGCTTCCATTCCAGAAGCAGAACCTTTAAATTCTTTGGCTCCCAAATATCCATGTCCAAGAACATAGCCGCCGTAAACGACTCCCCATCCGCCACCGTTCAGCGTAAGATCAAGTGAAAGTACTCCGTGATCTCTGAAATTTAATGATACATTTGTAATCTCAGCGTTTTGAAGCTTATATCCATCCGCCAGTAAAAGTTCTTCTGTCCATTCTTTCAATTTTATTCCTCCTCGTAATCATTACAGTACAGCGATCCGTAATCCCAAGCTAATGTGCAGCAATTACGGAATCTGCATTTGCTGCAATCTGTCATTTCCATATTCCCTTCTCCTTTCAAAATGGAAACAAGTTCAAATCAACTTCCAGTCCAGCTCGTCCAATCTGAACCAGAACATCATCCCCAGCAACTTCTTTGACTTCTTTAAGCATTTTTTCAGCATCCGAAGCATCACCGCTCAAATGTACCAGCGTTATCGTTTTGAGCGATTCTGTGAGGTTTTCCTTAATGAATTGCTTACAAGTTGACAAAGAACAATGCCCGGTGATCTGGTGCTTCCACTTCGGGTTGTTTCTGTCTATCAGTTCCTCGCAGTAATTACAACCAATAACCAAGTGATTAAGCTCCATTAATTTGAATTTGTACCGGCAATGCTCAAAGTCTGTCAGGTAAAGAAGCTTTCCCATTTCCTCATGTTCCACTAGATACCCGAAGTTCGGGCACGGCTCTTTATTTGCAGATGTATGCGGCAGGCTGAACGGAACTGCGCTGAACGAGCCGATTTTGAAATATTTCTTTTCAGCAACAGTTTTTATAGTTCCGTCCGTTATGCCTAAGTTCTTGATTGTTTCTTGCCCGGTATAGACCGTGATTCCGGCGTTCACGATTTCATGAACAGCTTCGGCGTGATCGCCATGTTCATGTGAAAGAAGTACACCGGAAACATTGCTTATCAGATAAGCAATCCCTCTGAGAATCTTTTTGTAATCGCATCCGCAGTCAAGAAGAACAATCTCGCCTGCACTTGACTGCAAAGCGTAACAGTTTCCTTTTGTGCTTCCTGTTGAAATTACTCGCATGAACACTGGAATCACCTCATTTTCTTTCTGCGAAATTAATACCTATTATTTTATAATCCCGATACATTTAAAGCTGCGGCAATTTCTTTGATGCTATCTCTTATTTTTCGCGGAAGAACGTAGTCTCCATTTCCGTTTTTTAAATCCATTACATTGGGAAGATTTTCTCTAAGAAGTCTTAATTCGTATCTTCCCAAGAAAGTCGATTCCAATTTTGTTTTTCCTTCTTTTGGAAGAATGAATATTGGCTTGTTTGAAATATGTGCATACATAAGCATACTCATTGCCTCTTTCGCCTGTTCTTCTGTTGAGTAAGCAGCCATAATTGTTCCTTTTTCACTGACATCTGGAATGTATGCTCTTATGATATTTTCAGTTCTGCTTAATGAAGCATTTTCGTATGGGATATCAATATCTCCCGTCTGACTAATTAATCTCATTTCATTCTCCTTTCGATTTCTAAATCCATACTGTGGCATAATTTAATACAGTTTCCATGAAGCATATGGTTCCTACATGCTCCATATTTTTCGTTGAATTTTTCCACTGGCATCTTTTCTTCGTTTACTGCGCGAACCCATCTGCGAACCTTTTTCTGAGTATTTCTTTTTCTGTCACCACGTAATTTTCTGATATATTTCCCCTTATCAGTCACGTAATGGTGGAATCCAAGATAACATAGTCCCATTCGGAACGGTACAATTTGCGATTTTGGGTTCAATTCCACCCCGAGACTTTTAACCATCATTCGAATTGCTTCAAGAATTTCTCTGGCGATGTCTTTTGTTTTGCACAACACATAAAAATCATCGTTATATCGTCCATAATATGGATTTCCAAACTCAATCGTTATCATCTGATCTAGCGAATGAAGTAGTAGCAATGCATATTTTAGGTTGACCTGGTTCCCTAATGGCAGTCCTGGATTTCCTGTACTATCAATAAATAAATGATTCAGCCAGATTGTAAAATTATCATCAAAATAGTAGTCCAGTACATCTTTCATTATTTCATGATCTATGCTGTAAAAATATTTATGAATATCACATTTTACAATCCATCCATTTATTCCATTCTTTTCATAGAAATCCAACATCTGCTCCTTTAAACCGTCCATTGCCATATGTTGTCCTTTTCCCTGTTGTCCAGCGGTATTCCATTTAATCAGAATTTTTTCAAGCTTCGGAGTCAGAACATAATCGGAAAAGCATCTCTGCACTACTTTATCCTTAAATGAACATGATTCTATTGTCCGTTCTTTTGGCTCATGGATTTGAAATTTATTATATGGATTTATGGTATACGTTTGGCTTTCCAACTGTTCTTTTAGAAGGTGAATGCCTTCAAGAGACAAATTAGAAAACCTTGCAGTGCCTGAGTTAAACTTTTTACCACTTTTAACCTTCTTGTAAGAACGATATAAATTCTCAAAACTTGCCACAATATCTTTATCCATTTAGTTTCTTCCTTTATATTTATCCATTCCGGAAAGGTTATGCATTTACTTGTATCTTTACTGATTTCAGCTTTGCGCTTACTCTGTCTGCCTGTGATCCAGGTTGGGCGAACACCGTTACTGTTGTTGTAGTTATTGCTGTTGATATTGCCGGAAGGCGAAACAACGGTATTGCAACGCATAACCCAAGTTGTTACCTGTTTCTGTCTTTTGTTCTCCATGAAATAGTCATGTACTTTATATCTTTGACCATTTGTGACCATGACTCCATTCCACCGGAGTTGATAATTCCTAATTCATATGAAAGTTCTATAAAGTACATCAACTCATCACAATGAGTAATGGCTTTCGTTTGAAGCTCTAATCGTTCTCTTTTATAATCTTTCAGATCAGTTCGGTTGGCTTCAAAAAGCAGTTCGTAGATTTCTAATGCTTTATTTTGCATTTTATCTACAAGTGAAAACCTGTATTTCTTCGGGTATCGTCTGGCATTGCTCGTAACTATTAATGTATGCTTTGCAAGCTGCTTAGCTTTTGTTATTACCTTTAAATCTTCGTTTGCCATTAATCATCACTTCCCAATTCAAAGATTGAAGAAGAAAAGATACAAACTGGGCGAACACCGCAACTGCTGACGTAGTCATAGCAGTGGATAATGCCGGAAGGCGAAACAACGGCAAGCGTTGAATTGTAATCATTTACTGGTGTACTCCATGGCGTAATCAACCACCACCATTTCGGCATGTTCGGCAGTAATTTACGATATTTCCGGTACTCATCCACAGTTAAAAGTGAAATCTTATCTTCGCAATGTCCGTATTCTGTCTGACCGTCCAGAGAAAGTAAATCACGATCAAATCCGATGACTGCATCCTCTCCTAATTCGTCCACAATCTTTTTCAAGAATTTAGTGTTTAATTCTTCTCGAAGTTTACTTGAAATCCAGTTATTTGAATCCGAATCAAATGCTCTTTCTTTTCCATCGAATCCATTCAAAACGGCAAAATATCCTTTTTCTGTCTTATCCAAAATCATCCATTCCATTCCGGCGATTTCTACTGTTTTACCGATTTCCGGTTTTTCCATATGCTGCTTTTTATATTCAGCAAATTCTTTGTTGATCCGGTTTAATTCATTTTCAAAATATTTCAGATTTTTCTTCATTTTCATTCCTCCACTTTAGATACAAAGAGATTGGATTTTAAGATACAAACTGGGCGAACACCGAGACCGCTGCCGTAGTAATGGCCGTCGACAATGCCGGAAGGCGAAACAACGGCCAGCGCATATTTCCATCCTCTTTCCACTGTGCTCCATGCGGAGCAAGTCCAATAGGAATCATCCAATTCATCATTTGGCGTCAGTTCTGTGTATTTACGCGCTTCATCAAACGTCAGTGGTCGAACTTTGCATTTCACTTCTCCGATCTTCTGTCCATCCACGGTAATCAGATCTGATATGTCAGTTTCGATATTCTCTTCTCCAAACTCTTCTTCAAAATCTTTCAGGATTTCAGTATCACAGAGTTTCTTCAAGGATGATTTGTTATAGTCAGTTGTATCATCATCAAATTTCACATTCTCTTTCACGAATCCGAGTGAAATGATCTTGGTATGCTCTGTGTACTGTTCCAAGACCTTGTATTTTCGCTTTCCGGTAGTCTGGAAGATATCTCCCGGATTAAGCTCGGATAATCTCACCCTGCATGATTTTTCCTGTTTTTCCAGAAGTTCAACCAGTTCCTTTGCTTTCTTTAAAATTTCACTATTATTCATATCACATTTCCTCCTGCTTCATAAAATCTGGAATCTCTGGTTCTTTACCTGCTGCCGGGACTGGTTCTTTTTCTACCGTCTGGACAGTTTCTTCAACCGTCGGCTGCTTCGGCTGTTCCTCGATTGCCATTGGCTCTGGGATAAATTCTTCGGTGTTGGCGTTCTGTTCGATTTCTTCCTGTACTTCTTTATATGTGGCGTCCATCATGTTGTATTCGTAAGCCTGCACTGGATTGTCCCATTTCTTAGGAATAGACTTCATAATGTTGTTTCGCATCTTACGAATAATCATTGATTCTTTTGACTGTGTTTCGTAATAAGACGGTGAAATGTACGGCCTTAATTCCTCGCAATCAATAATTGCTTCCAGCTCTCCAATGTCAGAGACCTTTTTCATAATCTCTTTTTTCTTTGCTTCGATCTGAGCTTTCTGTGCATCCGTAGCTTTATATCTGTCTGCGCAAATTCCAAAAGTTTCATTCTGGAGGTTATTCTTGATGTGTGCTGCAAGATTCTTCAAAACATCTGCTCTTTCACATGAAAGGTATTCGATGTGCCCGTCCTTGTATTGAATCGGATATACAATACGGACTACTTTACCTACGCCAGATTCTTCCCATTCCGGTGGTGTAATTTCTACACCTTTATGTCTTGGTGGCGTATATTTGTCTCCCTCTCTGACTTTCCAGTATGGAAATACTTTAGCCACATTGACACCGTATCTGCTAACAAGAGCATCGTTTCCATCACCCTCAATTGCAAATTCGATTTTCTTCTCCCACTGTGCCGGTTTTCCTTTTCCTGCTACATTTACGTTTCTGATCTTGAAATAGCATTCTCTTGGCTGTGCGTTTGCGTTTAGCTTTAATGTTGCTACCTTGCTCAGAATGAATTTAAGATTAGAACCGTTGATTGCGTCAAAATTGACGCCGCTCTCATGTACCATCTGGAAAATAGATCCCATTGCTGCCACTACGCAATCTTTTGAATAAGAATCAAACTCCATTCCTCTTGAAGTTAAATCTCTTTCCATTAAATCGACATAACGATTTGTGTAGTAGGAAAGTTGTGTGTTGAAATTTGCCACCTGTGTGTTTTCTGCCATTTTAATTCTCCTTCTTTTCTTAGTTTTTAGATGCTTTTTACTTTCAATTCCCCATCCGAAACTTTCAGCAGAATCATCTGTGTATCCAATTCTGGAATCCTGTCCGAATTTACACTCTCGGTATCGTCAACCCAAACCGGAAGTCGTAAGTCGTTCATCTCCTGTAACCCCATCACAAGGTCAATGTCGCAAAGGATCCGGTCGCTGTGGTTCAGGCCGTTTGCGTAATCAATACCGTTGCAGATCATCCGGCAAGTTTCCAACGGTTCTCCATCCTGCGTGTAGTCAAGGAACTGGAACTGAAAATGTTTGAAGTGCGGATTAATCACTGCTGCCAGTGCCTTATTCTTCTCAATGGAATACTCGGTCAGCTGATCTACTTTCTGCTGAATGTTCGCCTGCTTCTGTGAAAGCTTTTTCTGCTCTTCCTGCATCGTTTCAAGGTTATTAGCTTTTTCCTCAAGCCTTGCGGTCTGAGTCTTAATCTTTGCTTCAACATCTCTGAGTTTTGCTTCCAGAGAATGACGGTTGTTGCTTAATAAAATCCTGTCATTTTCACCGTTTCCGATGCCATTGAGACTTTCTTCCAGTGCTGAGATTTTGTCGCAAACTGCCTTGTATTCTTCATTGCCAGACATATCCGGTTCTGGAATCGGTTTCTCTACTTCCTTTTCCGTTTCTGCGATTTCAAGTGCCAGAGATGTGATTTCTTTCTTGGTAGCTTCAATAGCTGCTTCTGCTTCTTTCTTAGTTTCATTCGCTGCTTTTAATCCCTCAGAAGCTTCGTTGCCGTCCTCAGTGATCTGCTCCAGTTTGGTGCGTTTATTTTTCTCAAACTGTTCTTTCTCTCCTAATTTTTTGGATATCCTGGACTGCTTATTAAACTCAAACTTGCGTTTCGCAGTTTCCACCTGTTCTTCTGGAAGCGTCTGTCCGCATGTCGGGCAAACAGCTGATACCGAATCAAATTCTTCTCCACGGATTTCAGTAAGTTTGGTATCGCCGTCCCACTTCTCTTTTAATGCTTCCGTATATTTCTTTTTAGCCTGTGCCAATGCTGCTTTGTGGCGTTCAATTCCTTTGTTGGCGTGTTCCAGATCCATTTCAGCAAGCCTTAATTTGTTCTCGGCGTTTTTCTTGTCGGATTTCAGCGTATATAATAAGGAAGTTATTCTGTCATGGTTTTCTCTGACTGTTTTACCAGCTTTCTCAACCAGTGCGTCACGTGAACGCTTCAGCCCTGCCAGTTCAATAGAAATCCGGTCGTATTCCCTTGAAGCATCGCAGAGTACTTTCTCCTGCTTCTCGTTTTCTTTCAGCAAGTCAAGAAGATCGTCCCTCTGCGCCGGAAGTGTTTCATCGCATTCAACCTGTCGGCTCTGCTCTTTTCTGATCTGCTTTGCAATATCATCAACATCTGACTTGGCTTTTCTCAGGTCTCTTCTGCGGGCTTTTAAGATTTCTTCGATAGAATCTCCTTCCACGCCTTCGTTCTTTATCCATTCATACTCCGGATGCTCCGCTCTGAACTGTGATTCACTGAATCCTGCTATTCCTCCCAGTGTTTCCCTTGCTTTTGCTGTTGCTTTCTGGATTTCATTCAAAAACACTCTGGCGTTGCTGCACATGGCAATCGTATCGGGATCGGCAATCCTTTTAAGAATCTCCATATACTCGGTTTTGTTCCGCTTAATTCCGTTGACGTAATATTCAACCGTATTTGATGATTTTCCTTTCTTGGTCTTTTTCTGGACAACATATTCCGTTCCGTCAACGTCAATAACCAGTTCTCTCACCACTGGATCATTAACTTCTTCACCGTCAACCTTCCGGCGGATATTGTTCGGGAGTGTTCCGTCTGCCAGTTTTCCGGTCAGAACATCAAAATATGCATCCATCAGAGAAGTTTTGCCCTGTCTGTTTCTTCCGGAAACTTCTGTTCTTCCTGCGAAATCAAATTCTTTTGCTTCAAATTTTTTGTAGTTTTCAACGCTCAGTTTTTTCAAAGTTACCTTTTCCATTTTTGATTTCCTCCATCTCCATTACTGAAACTTCGTATGCTGTTTTTCTGACATAAGAACCATCTGACTGCTTTTTCCAATAGTCACGGCTCTGCATACGGCCCTTTAATTTAACTTTTGTACCTACTTTCCATTCAGAAGCTTTCACCGCCAAGTCTCTCCATGAAATACAAGAAATGTATTCGGACCGCCTGTATCCATTGATTGCCACACAAACTTCGCAGATTGTTTTTCCTAATGGCGTTTTTCTCAGCACCGGCTTCTTGCAAATGTTTGCAGTCATTTCTACTGTATTCACAAGAAGCGTTCCTTCCGTGCTGACATCATATGTTTCCAGATACATATACTTTTTCTCTTGGTGGTCTGCTCTGACCCATTTGGAACGGATTCTTCCCGAAACCTTTATCCAATTCCATTCCCGGAACGTACCTTTGAGTCTGTTCGGGATCTCAACAATGATATCGTCCGGTGTTCCGCTGAACCGATCACTTCTGACGACTAGAAAGCTTTTGCCCTTCCTTGGCTTAAATTTGACTTCTGCCGGATCAGTTACGAATCCGGTCAGTGTTGCTTTGTTTAAATCTTGCATTTTTGCTTTCTTTTTCCTTCCTTTTAATGTCGTGTACGAAGTCATTGATTTTTAGCATCACTGCCAGCCCGGCTGTACTCATTAAGATGTAATCCAATGCCAGAATCGTGAGTGCGTCCAAATTAGTCACAGCCCAGCATACTGTAAAGAACACGATTGCCAGACCAGAAACCCCGAACACTGCAAGCCCCTCTAAGTAAGTTCTCATTTTTTTCCTTTCCCCAGCAATCCCATTGCCAGCACTGTAGTCAACAGAGCAATGATTGCCAGATCTTTGTTCCTTGCTTCCTTCTCAAGGTCTTTGATGATCTCAGAAGCAAGTGTTTTGCCAGTTTCCTTAGTGATTTTAGACATTAAAAATGCCCTCCTGTGTTTTTATTTGTCAAATACAGGAAGGTGTGATATAATCAACCTGTATTTAACTTACTCAAGCTAAGTTAGATACGTGCTCCGGTTGGTGTTCCTGCACCGCCGGGGCTGCTTACAACTTAAATGCCTAACATGGCAGCCAGAACGTTTTTGTCGACGTAATCGCTATCTGAAGTATCAAGATAAGCTTCAACAGCTTTCAATCTGCCTGCCAACAGGGCATATTCTTCTTCAATGGTCTCCGGGATAAAATCCACGGAGCTTTCTTTTTCTACAGCCATCAATTTTCTTTCTCCTTTTCACAGTATGGACACGGGGCATTAAGTAACAGGTTGTTCAGCACCGCTTTTACAGATACAAAATTTTCCTCCATATCACGTAATGCTTCGCACACATCATAATATTTTCTGCTTCCTTCAGTCGTTGTGATGCCGACGCATATCGCGCGATACGTCCCCGACTTTTCACTGCTGAAAACCTTACATTCAAAGCACACATTTGCTTCTGGAACTGTGTCCTGTGCTTTCCGGCACATTCCGTATAAGGTATCAGCATAAAGGTTAAATTTCTCTGCTTTCGTCATTTGTCCGCTCCCATCCCGGCGTTTACCGCCTTGAAGATCATCTGTTTTGTTTTTTCCTCTCCGAACGCTTTCGAAAAGGAACTGTAGGTACGAGATATGATCTCCGAAAGATCGTGGATGACTTCATTTCCCGCACCGTTGATTGATACGTTTCCTTTTTCACATTTAATCATCTGATTTTTACCTCCTGATTGTGCATCTGATTTATGATGCTGCTATCTGTTCAATCACCGGAAGAATTCCGTTCTCTTTCAACGTCTCATAAAGAAAGATTCTTCCTTTCTGTGACCACATGGTATTCATCTTCACATCCGGTCTGCCATCTGATCTCACAATGTCAACTGTTTTGGAATGCGTATATCCCATTCCGTGATATTTACTGTATAATAACCACTGGTCGCTTTGCTTATACTGGATTCCCAGATCATGAAGGACTTCATTCATCCTTTTACCGGACATTCCATAATCTTTTGCAATCTGGGTGATTGTTACAAGCCCTGGATTATTCAAGATTTCATCGTAGTAGTCAGCTTTCGGTTTTAATTCTCCGATGATCTGATTTTTCATATTAACTTCTGTTGACAGCGACTTAACAGAGTCTTTCAGCTTCGCAATCGTCTGGTCCGCCATCTTTAATGCTCTGGCAAATACCTGTTCCGGCGTGTTCCAGGCTTTTTCGAGATCGATGAGATACTGTCGGCATTCTTTTCCTTTTTCAGTTCTACTCATAAGGCAAATGTGTTTCGCCATATCTACTGATAAAGAATAATCCTGTATTTCTCTGTGCGCTCCGTTATTTACAACCGTACCTGAAAGTACACTTGTAAAATCTTCGTTTTCAACGAATCCCTGAGAGTTTGTTTCGAACCATGCCGAAAATCGCTTACTGATTTCAAGAGAGTTATATAAATCTCTTGCTGATACAGTCGGTTCTTCGCCATTGTAATTAATTGGTATTAATTCGCTCATGCGTCTCCTTTCTGTGGTATACTCTCCTTATGGAAAGGAGGTGTTTGTTTAATGGTGTATTCTGGTTTTTGTGTAAAACAGAACAAGGATTATTTTGTCGAATTTACTCAAATTTCCGTTTCTTCTTTAGAAGATAAGAGTCCAAAATCTATTAACGGAAGATTAAAATGTAAATATGCCGGTTTTACAGGTTGTTGTAATCGTGCCAGCGATTGTTCAATTCTGCAAAATCTCAGTAAGTAATCCTCACGGCTCTCTGAAATATGGGAGCCTATTCTTTTGTGCCAAACTCAACTGGCATTTCCTGTCCTTTGAATCTAATGCTTTCGATTTCTCCGATGCCTTTCTGGTTCACCTGTAACAGTTTTAAATCCGTTGATAAATTTAAAGCATTCAGATCAATGGAAAGTGTCGGCATTGAGTTCCCAACCTCCTGCTTCAGTTCGAAGCTTCTTACTCCCTCAAGTCTGTGGCCGTCTACAAGGATTTCTGTAAATACTCCCTGTTCCTGCTCAACCTGATGGATTTCAATTTTTGATGCTTTCATGTGTCTCCTTTCTAGTTAAGAACTTTGAACTTTTTCTTTGAAAAAATAGTCCTGTATATCATCAGCAGAAAGTTCCAATAGATTGACTGCTTTGCAAATATCTGACTGTTTCCAAAACAGCTTTCCGTTGAGTTTCAGCGATAATGTACGTTCTGACCATTCCATAGCATTCGCAAAGGAACTCTGACTATCATATTTTTCAATGATTCTTCCCTTGAGCTTACTATAATCAAATGCCATATTCCACACTCCTTTCGGTTCAATGTTTTGAACTAATTATAATATAGCACTGCCTATGCACTAAGTCAATACATATTTTCAATATTTTTAACTTTTTTGTTTTGAGGCTTGAACTTTTGTTTCATGTGTGATATATTATCATTAGAAAGCGAAAGGAGTATAATACAATGGAAAAAGTTAGTTCATCAGAAAGATTTAAGACTTTGATGGACGAACGTAATCTGAGACAGGTTGATATTCTCAATCTTGTTCTTCCATATTGTAAGAAATACAATGTGAAAATGAATAAGTCGGATATTAGCCAGTACGTTTCCGGAAAGACAGAGCCTAGTCAAGAAAAACTGGTCGTCTTAGGGATGGCGTTAAATGTTTCAGAATCGTGGTTAATGGGATTTAATGTAGGACGTGCCAGAAAAGACACATCCCATCAGGCGAAAGAAGATTTTAATCTGATTTCAAAATTCTCATTATTAAGCGAACGTGACCAGAAAATTGTTTTAAGTCTAATTGATTCCATGCTTTCTAATTAAAAAAAGTGGGGCTTAATCGCCCCACTTCTCCAGAAACAGTTTTATAAATGTGTGCAGGTACTCTAGTGTGCCTGTTTTTTTTATTCCATTTATCATCTCGATAATCTCTTTCTTATAGTCCATAAAATAACCCTCCCTGTTTGCAAACTACTGCCTACATTAAAGTATATGCTCGATTAGCAGATGGAATGCCACGAACTTATGTTTGCATTATATCCTATAATATGTCTAATAAAGCGGAATAAGTGGGATGAAACAATATTTCCACGAGGTAATTGCCAATGGTATACCGGAATATTTACAATCGCATAGAAATTATTGTGATAACAAAGGTAAAATCATTCCTCTTTGGAGCAAAATAAAATACAAGCATAGGAATATGCTGCATCTGTTTCGTGACATTTCTTTTGACTGTTGGTTGTCTGTGCATATGTTGTTCGGAACAAATGCTAGTACCTCTGTTTGTATATTCTTCTACGCATACCGGTGAACTGATGATGTAGTTGACGTATAATATAATTCCGATAATGGCCAGAATTTGTTTGAATGTTTTCATTGATAACACCTCGAATTTTATTATATTTCACTATACTACTTGTGCTTTAAATGATATAATATATACAAATTTTACTAAGGAGGATTTACTATGAAAAAGCATTTAAAATTATTAGCGGTGCTTGGTGTCACAAGCATTTTGGTTTCATCCACTTCTATCCCGACGTTTGCAGAAGACTTTGTTTTATATGATGAAAACGGAGTACACGTCGAAACAAAAGGCTTAACAGAGTCGCCATCAAAAGGAACCATTGGTTTGTATATCGAAAACAATTCTGATCTGAATTTAGGTATTGCACCTTACGCTTATGCCATAAACGGCATCATGGCTGGTGGTGACCAATATGGTCTTAATTCTGCCGATGTTGCACCAGGTAAAAAAGCAAATTCTACTATAGAACTTACCAGTGCTTGGGAAAAAACCAATTTTTATAAAGATTATCAAATGGATGAATTGAGCAGCTTCGATATTTTGCTGTGGGCTTATGATAATTCAAAAAGCTTTAAAGCTTTCGATAGTGGTCAGGTGCATGTTGATGTAACTGGAGCCACGGAAACATCTTCACCTGTGTTAAGTAACGTTCAAAACATATATGATAAAGATGGTATTAGCGTTGATTTTGTATCATCAAAAGAGAACAGTTTCACGTTTTGCATCACGAATACAACTGGTCAGTATTTTGTTTACGATGTAGTTTCTGAAACTTATAATGACTTTACAACTTCCGATGTGAATTATGAACTGTGCAACAAATATTTGCTGAATAATTGTAAAACAATTATAACCTTAACTCCAACTGACGATTTCCTTTCAATGAACGAGATTTCTGAAATATCAAAAGTAGATTTCGCATTAACAATCAGACCGTTGGCTGAATATGAAGGTGAATATACTACAGATTTAATATCATATCAGAAGTAAAATATAATTTTCTCATATCTTTTATTTATGGACTGACTGCCGGATATTTAAGCACTTTTATTAACACAGGAGAGCAGCTTTGGTAAATTTCCGGCAATTCAGCCCATTTACAGTATTAAACTGCTGTAGTATAATATCTGTATAAATACTATCTACATTGTAAATTCTACAACATTTCACCGTAAAAATTGGTAAATTGAATAAATAGCATGTTTTCGCATAACGAAAAAAGGGTGTGATATAAATGCGAATAGCGATACTTGACGATAACCAGCTTGATATTGATTATTTCAAGGCAAGGGCTGAGTCATTTTTGAAGAAAAAGGGCGACAGAACGTACCAGATTTCAGAATACACTTCTGGTGTCCCTCTTGTGGATGATGTGAAAGACGGTGAATGGTTTGACTTGATCGTGTTGGACATCATTTTAAAAGACGGCGAAAATGGTATTGATGTAGCATATAAGTTACGTGGCTCTGGTTATTCCGGAAGTCTGATGTTCTGGACAGCTCATGCCGGCTACATGCGTGATGCTTTTGATGTTCAGGCAACACAGTATGTTATCAAAGGGCATGAAGATGGAAGGGTGTTTTCCGTAATTGATACTACACTTGGAAGATTGGAAGAACGGATGCTCACTGTAAAATTCAAAGGTGATTTCCACAGGGTTTTCTTTCGTAACATCGAATATATAGAAAGCCGTGGTCAAATGTGCATCATCCATTGCACGTGCAGGCATCAGTATGGTTTTTACCGGCGTCTGCATGAGATAGAAAAAGTTCTGGATCGGCGTTTTGTCCGGTGTCACCGCAGTTATATCGTAAACATGGATTACATCGCAAACATTGCATCTGACATCAAGATGATTTCCGGTGATATCGTTTCAATATCGCAGAACCGAAAAAGAGAAATAGAACAGATATATCAGGAATATCTCGAAGAATAAGAAAAGAGTCGGGTTTTTATGCCCAACTCTTTTCCTGACTGTCCACTCGTGCCGCTGCTAACAGCCTCGAATTGGGACATACAGCTCTTCCGTTCATGCACGGTGGAATCAGTCTGCACTCTTCACTTGTGCGTAGCCACACAGGAAACTTTACATCATAAGTTCAACCCCTGTGCGGCTGTTGATAGTATACCTTGTTCTGAAGGAAAAATCAATCAGAACGTTATTTTGTATTTGCTTTCATATGCTCAATCGCTTTCTTCCAGGTATCAATGCCGCAAGTTCCATTTGCCTTTACACCAACATTTTTCTGGAAAACTTTGAGGGAATCATATGTGTCATTCCCAAATTGTCCGTCAACTTCTACGCCCAGCATCGCCTGAAGCATTGCCACTGCTGTACCGGAACTGCCCTTTCTCAGAATCGGAAGCCTTGTCTGGAAGGTACCGGTGAGCGTGGTTGAAGGCGTGCTTACTTTTGCACCGGTGGTAACAGCGATAGCCACGTGGTGGTTATCATTCAGAAGGATATCTCCTGCCTTTAGATAGTCACCGGATGTCAGATACTTGCTATCCGTCAGTACTTTCGCACCAGCAGCCTTCATTGCGGCTCTCATGTTTCGTGTTGTCAGATAGATACTGACTGCCTTGAGCTTTGCGTTATTTAAGCGATACCCAGCCCCCTTGACGATAGCTGCTGTGCTCGCACTGCAATCAGATTCACAAGCTACCGTAATCTGCACCGGATCGTAGTTACTTGCCTTTAAGTGCTGCCAGAACGAATATCGGTCATTGCTGTTTCCGGCAGTGCCCTGATCGTACCCGATGAGATTGTTTTGTGCTGCTTTTGTCGCCATGTCTGCGATCATGGCTGCGATTTTCGCGTCATTGAATCTTAGGACGCAGAGCCACGGTCTGCTGTACCAGTTCATAATCCGGTATTCTGTACCAGTCTGATCTCCTGCTCTCCCACCTGCATACCTTCCGTTTTCATCATGCCCGCAGTTACTGATTTTTACCATTTTTGTTTCTCCTTTCTGTGTCGTTCCTCTATAGTCCTTGTAAAACACATCCATATCAACATTTCCGCTGATTCCGGATACTTTTCCCTTGCTGGAATACTGCCAGCCTACACCAACAGATGGGCGTAATCTTTCCTGCACAGAACCATTATCGCCAGCCGGATAACGTGCAATCCAACACTCATACTTTCTGAGTGCATCAGTCAGAACGTTGTTATACCAGTCCAGATTGCAGTAGATACCGACCTTATAACCAGCTTTCTTCATTCTGGTCAGAAATGCGACTGCAATGTTTTCGACTGCCTGTTTACCGAGTTTTAGCTGATTAGGCCACTCGAGGTCATAGAACACCGGGAAGTCCAGTCCTCGCCCGTTCAGTGCGGCAATCACATCTTCTGCTTCGTCGATAGCCTGTGCTGGTGTTAGGGCGTAACTGTACTTGTACCCACCGATAAGGATTCCGTTACTCTTGCATCCCTTGTAGTTGTACTCGAATGAGCCGTCAACGCCTGTTTTCTGATGAATTCTTAAAATGGCGAATTTAATACCGGATTTAGCTACTTTCGTCCAGTCCGGTTTCCCTTGGTTGGATGATACGTCAATGCCTTTAATTTCCAAATTATCAACTCCTTTTTATGAAATTTTCAAAGTTTCTTAATCAACAAAATGGGAAGACGGGAATTATTTAATAAGTTTGGCACTTACACTTGACTCAGTTGCTTGTATAGTAATTTTACGAATTAAAAAATTGCTACCCATGATCGCCACTCGCTACTATCAGTCACTGTTGACCTTATCCATGCACGATCATCATTACCTGGCAGTATTATTTGGCAAACTCTAGTTGGTATTAATGCAAAAACCAGCATATAGCAATTTGTACAATCAGCTGGTCTGTTTTTTGCTAAAGCGGGGTCGGAACCTGTTAAATAATACGCTCCAGTGGTTTTTAATTCATTATAATCAAACGCCTGTTCAAGCAAAATGGCACTTCTAGTTAATATGCTCAGAGGATTACTATTTTATAAAGACCCAATCACTCCATATTCCAGATGCTTGCGTTCTGGTATATGCTTTAGAACCATCTGTTAAATCATAGGTAATTTGAAAACCGGTCTGTGCTCCATTGTTGTTTGCACTTATAACTACGTGCCAGTTAATCTCAGTAACCCCGTTTTTGGGGTTTAATAACAAAAAAATTCCAAAACCAAGATTGTTACAGTCGTGGCCTTCGCTAGTTATCAAAGTGCCAAAAGCACGGTTACTATTTTATTGATAACTTACTTTCCGATAAGCATACACTGAAATACTGGAAGCTGAGTATTAATAATCGCTGAATTATCACTAGCGTTTCGGATTCTAAAATTAATTTCGTTTTGTGTCCATCCTGATATGATAACAATATAAGGATATTGTAAGTCATCTCGGATGTTGGTAACAACGTAAGGCATCCTCGAAAATGAATTAGGTACGTTGATTCTTATATTACCAGTGCTATCCGTTGAACCAGACATAGTGATTATTAAGGTTTTACTATTTAATTCATTAATCGCCCCCAGTACCGTCTTGTTGCTCGTCTGCAAGTTGCTGATAACCGCATTGGTCAGTTTCCCAACAATCCAGTTCCAGATTCCGCTGAACGGTGAAAGCTTGTTTGACTTCGCTGTTGCGTCGTAAATCATCAGTGTGTCGTTGTCCGCTGGTGTCGCTTTCTGTGAATACTCGTTAAATTTTCCCATTACTGTAATCTCCTTTCTAATTCCTTGATACGTTTTTCTTGCTCGTCAACCTTTGTATTAAGTTCCTGTATAGCTTTAATGGCATAATTAAGAAGATACGGACTGTTAATCTGTTTAATATCCATCTCGCCGTTTTCGTCATATCCGCCGCCCAGAGCCAAGTTCGGGTCGATTTCTTCCAGTTCATCTGCCACAAAACCGATGTTTTGATGCCATCCGCCCATCCGCTCTTTCCAGTCAAATTGACGGACTTTCATGCGATTAACCGTTTCGAGAGCGTCTGTTTCACTGCTTTCGATGTTTTCTTTTAGACGGATGTCGGAAACTTGTGAGGCTGTATATAGATAGTCTGTGCTAAAGCCAGATCCACCCCATTTAGCACGGATTCCTAAACGTCTGTATGTTGCCGCATCTCCATGTTTACTACCCGTTCCTGAATAAAGATAGGCCACTTGCGAACCATCTGCGCTTACGGACGCTACCGGTTGTCTTTTGACTTTGCCGGATGTTTTTGCTTGATTTTCCAAGTCGTAAAACATAAGGGTTCCATCGACAGTTGCGTTTCCGCCTACGCTCAAGCTTTTGCCAATAGTTGCACTTCCATCTGTCGAAAAATTTGCTCCAAGTTCGCATCCGTCCGTAAAAAGTGAGTTTGTATTTATTCGGACTTTATTGTTCAGATAGCGAACAATATAGCCTTCCCATTTTTTGCTCGTATCACCTTCCATCCAAAGTTCAAGCACTTTATTTTGAACTTTCTGTGCGTACAGTCCGTATTTTCCAAGCATCAGTGCATTGTAGTTGTCTGCGTCTGTGTAGTCCGTATACAATCGCAATCCGGCAGTGTTAAGAGATACCATCGGGTTTCCAGTGTTCTTGTTAAGTACGACATATCCGGTATATCCTAATCTCGATATCTGTTTTCCGTCAGCATCGTAAATCTTCAACTGACCATTTCCGTTATTCGTGCCGCCAAGACTGATGACGCCACCTTTCATGGCATTGAATGAAATAAACAGCGTCTGGTTCCCACTTTCGTCCTTTTCGTAATACAGCCCTTTGAACTTCCCATCGTCTGACAAGATATCGACTATCTGTTCCTGTGTCAGTGACGCCACATCAACCGCAACGGAATATGTCTGATAGTCCGCAAGCTTGGTTTTTGATTGGTCAAAATACAGCGAAACCTTGAGCATGTCATGAGCCTTGAGTGACAGGTTATTGACATTGATGCTCAACCGGTCAAGTGCCGCAGTCTGCGATACCGTGAGCGCCGACCATGTAGCGCCGTTATCGGTGGATTTTTCTAGTTTCCACCAGCCTTTTTGCGACTGTGCAACTTCTCCGTTCCCGTCACGGTAGAACGAATCTACAATGAGCGGCGCCGGTGTTATCTTCTTGTCTGCTCCCATCAGTAAAACATCAGCGTTTGACTGGAAGAAATAAGTCCTTCCGGCAGTCCCCGGTTCACCCTTAATCTTCGTCCAACTATACTTCGTTGGGTCGGTGCTATCGTCCGGCGTGTAATCGGTATACTGCCCGATGTACAGCTTATTGACACTATCATCTACGGAGAAACCTGTTCTACCATCAGCACTATTCGCATATGCGATATGGAAGTACGGCGTCTTTCCGTTCGCCCCCGGTGTTCCCGGCACGCCCTGCGCTCCGTCTGCCCCCTTAATCAGTGACCACGTATACTTCGTCGGGTCGGTGCTGTCGGCTTCCACGAAGTCCACGTACATTCCGATGTATTCACGGTTTCCATCAGATACCGAAAAGTCTTTCGTTCCATCTGCACTGTTGGCATAAGCAAGGTGCGTGTACTGTGTCTTTCCGTCCTTACCGTCTTTTCCAGGGATGCCGTTTGCTCCGTCTTTTCCGTCATATCCATCAACGCCACGAAACCGGCTCCACGTATAGTCTGCCGGATTAGTGCTTTCTGTAGCCGTGTCCTTATTCGTTGCGATGCCGATATAGGTCGCCTGTGTCACCGTGTAGATTTGTTCTCCGGCACTATCCAGAATCGGACTACCGGCGCTGTCTAACAGCGGTACATAATCCGGGTTGTCTGACATGTCAAGTCCATCCGGTCTTGTGGCGTATTTCATCCACGTATAAGACGACTTGCCGTCTGCTCCCTTTGGCCCTTGTGCGCCCTGGTCGCCCTCGAATTTTGCCCACGTGTACTTGCTTGGGTCTGTACTGTCAACGCCGGAAAAGTCCGTATAAGTTCCGATGTATTTGTTTGGTGTCTTGCTCATCTGTGCCGCTGTCGGGTTCTGTACCGGTGCGTACTGGATATGCAGATACGTTGTCTTTCCATCTGTTCCAACGCCCGGGGTCCCCTGCGGTCCGGCGTACTGTTTCGCAAGTGAGAACTGTTTTGATACGACAAGGTTATTCAGATATGCAGCCTTGATGTTCACCCATCCGCTGTCTGCGGTCAGCCCGGTAACGGTGTATGTCTTAGTTTCCTTATCCCAGTTTCCCTGTATGTTCTGGGACGTCGTAATCGTGTACGTACAGTTATCTGTAATATCCTGCGTGCCGTACATGACGGTCGCTGTCGTGGTACACTCCGGGAACTCCGTGTAGTTTCCGTCACTGTCAACCGGGATTCCCTGATAGTCATTATCAAGCTGTATGGTCATGTTTCTAGCTAGGGATGCCGCTTCAAGGGCCTCTTCTGCTTTTGCGTCATCCGTATATTTATTCAGTTTCTGCCAATCCGACTGAACATAAGATGCTCCCTTTGCTCTTGAAACTGTACAGGTAAGGATGTCTCCACCTTCACTCTCTTCCTGCGACCATAAATCACCGATATCATAAGGCGGCTGTGGCTTTGTCACAAAAACTCTGCGCTTATGATCTGCGGTATCCTGTGCATTTTGAGCCGCCGCAAGAGCTTTTGTGATATCGGTGTCCTGTACAAGAACCCATTCCCATTTACCTACGGTCGAATCATAAAAGAACCGGTAAGCATATCCGCCTTCACCAGTTTCTTTGTTCGGCTTCCAAAAAAACAAATCTCCTTCATGCTTTTTCCGTTCTTCTGTTGTTGTCCAATTAGATGCAGGTTTGTTTTGAAGCGTAGGTTCATAATCGTAGTAGAACGTTTCAATCTGACCATCTATCTGGTCTTGTAACTCTCCCAGTGAGCCAGTTACCGTTTCGGCGTAGTCAGACAGTTTTCCGTCTGAATAATCCTTGCTCTCTTGGAGATAGTTTGCAAATGTTTGATTAAGAGATTTCCCTCCACCAATTTGAACACTTCCGTCGAGATATACGGATTTTGTGTCCATATCCACAGAGAAGATGATGCTTCCATCGGTATCTGTTACCGTGATTGCTCCGGCATTAATCCAGTCAGCATTAACACCAACAGCGTTCAAAATTCTTACAATCGTATCTCCATCAACGGTCATTCCGCCATTCCATGTTTGTCCGCCATCTGTTGAAACGCCCCATGCTTCTGCGGTCATCTTCCATACAGCCTTCGATTCCGCAAGTGTGGGTTTATCATGTAAGTAAAATATCTGGCTGCCATCCTGTTGAGTCTGGACTGTAGTGTAAACACCGGTGGAATTGTCCAGTCGGTCTTTAAACTCTTGCAATGCCTGCTCTCGGGTGGTTCGCTCTCTCCAAACGGATTTTCTGGCATCCACAGCTGCTTGTGTTACGAGCGAATAAGTCTTTGAACTATTTCGGGCAGCACTTTCAGCATTGCAGGATATCTGCTCAAACGACCCCGGTTGCAGCACGACATTTGTCAAATAGCTTTTATACTTATTTCCTTTTCTATCGGTGATCAGAACAGCATCACCGGCTTCAAGAACTATATCAGTCAAGCATTCTGTTTCAAACGGTCGAAAAGACATCCCGACGCATTTTTCACCGATTATGTTTGCAACAACCTCTCCGGTTCCTTGCGGAATCAGTTTGTTTCCACTGATTTTCAGAACGTATCCTTCTTCTCCGTACAGATACGAGCTCGCTTCTTCGTCCGTAGATGTGGATTCCAGATACTCTGTTACCTGCACACCAGTTATCACTACATCGTCCAAGTTTGGGGTAAAGCCATTCGTGGAATTTATAGCTACTCTGTTCGCATCGGTAACTTCTGTGTCATACCATTTTATAGTCAGTCTGCCGTATTTATCGCATCTGGCGTACTGGCATCCGATCTGGCATGTCCATGCAATGACTTGTCTGAAGGTCAGTGCTTCATCATCAGGTCTTGCTGGTATCTGGTAAGAATCCTGATAGAAATTAAGTGTGTCCAGTGTTACTCCGCACACTTTGCAAGCATCCTGTATGATTTGTTTCCTTGTCGCCGGATATTTCAGCTTACTTGCAGAATAATCACGGTCGAACTTCCGCATGTTATCTTCACATTCTAGTTCGATAATTGTAGTATTCTGGTACGGAGTATCTATGACTGTCATTGTACATATTCGGATTTTTTCTATCAAAGCGTTCTTATGCACTATGATTTCATTACCGGTCGTATCCAAAATCTTATCACCAGTGGTATCAAGCAATGCGCTGGTATCTTCCGGCTCAAGTTCGATTCCTACATAGCAGATCACCGTAGCATCCGTAAAATCGTAATCTGTATACTTGCCATCAAAGTTATTGATTGACAGGTTCAAAGTATTGATATTTGCGGACCCGATGTTAAACGTGTTGTCATCAGACACGGAATCCTCGAACTTCATACCATTCGACCAAAAATCAGCGTTGGTAAGATTGATAACTGTCCCATCCGTCAGCGTTATGTCAGCGTATTTTAAATAATTCCTGTTATCGTTATTTTGTTCATTCTTAAATCTGTCTGAAATGTCTCTCAATCTCTCACCTCCTATTGCTCGATCAAGTCAAATTGCAATCCTTCCATCCGTTGATTCCCGACCCACCAGCATTTAAAAGGAGCGGACCGGTCGCCAACATAAAAGGTTCGGACTTCGTGTTTGTTTCCAGACAAGAGATCGGGATATTCAACAGAAATGTACTCTGGGTTGACCGCCTGCACGATTTTGCAAGCTTTTTCCCATTCCGGTGCGTTCCAACCTATTTCCAGTTTTCTCTTCTGTCCAACACGATTCTTATGCATGATCGTGTCATCAGTACGCCCGGATTCTGACGCTGATATGTCCTGAAGTCCCCATGTGAAAGAGGACGGACAAGGCATCGCTGCACCATTAATTTTTATAAAAACGTCTGCCATTGAATAATCACCTCATTTTTGCGCATAAAAAAGCGCCTATCAAAGATAGACGCTTTATGATTATTCATTATACTTTTTTGATGTAATATGATTCCATATTTTTACATATGATGTTCGGGCAAAAAGAAAGAACCGGAGATTTCCCTCCGGTCCATAGCTTTATTTATAAACTACTTTGTACATTGCTCTACGATACGATTTCACTTTTCCATAACGATTATTATTTGTAAACTGCACCATTTCGACAACGTGTGTTCCAGATTTTATATAAATGTCGTCCAATGATCCCCCTCCGCTAACAGAAGTGCCGTGATTTTGATCCCAAAGCGTTCCGTCAATATAGACATACGTCATTAATTCCCGGTCAACATTATTTGCTGAAAAATTGATATATCCCATTGGAAATTGTTTATATAACTGCATAAGTACGGTTTTACCATTCGTACTTCTTTGAGAATTATATTCAATAAAGAAATCTGCATCTCCACACTCTTTTTGATTTGGTAAAAGCATCTTAAGTTTGCTAGGTGTGTTCTTGACCGTAACTTTGCACTTAAATGTTTTACCAGACGCACTTCTGGCGGAAACATAAGCAGTTCCGACATTTTTTCCACTGATCTTACCGGTTGACGAAACTGTTACAACTTTGGCGTTTGAAGATGTCCATCTGTATTTCTGTTTCGTATTCAGCATTTTAAGCTGTGCCGTTTTCCCTTTGTACAGCGAAATGTTAGAGCTGCTGATTCTCGGCGCTTCTACTGTCACTAAGCACCGATAACTCCTCTTCCCGATTTTGGCAGTAATCGTAGCTGTTCCTCGGGCCTTTGCTGCTACTTTTCCGGCGCTATTCACAATCATATTTCTTGAGTTGCTGAACCATTTTGGTTTTGCTTTTGTTCCGACCATCTTCAGCTGCATCGTTTGTCCTGTGCAAATCGTCACCTTCGTTTTGTTAATTTTCACTGTTGCCGCCGATGCCGGAACCGCCATGGCAAGTGCCATAATCATTGCCAGCAAAATCACTGAAAACTTTTTCCACCTTTTCATTTTCTTCTTCCTCCCTTGGATTGATAGTTTAATTATACATCCAGGTGCAGGAAACTACAATGAGAATTACGATAATTGATTGAATAAAATCGGCCAGAATCCATTTTCTGTACGCCTATGTATTTTACTAATGCCAAAATTCAATGCCCGAATTTAAGCTGTTTTATTTCAACAATGCTGTGTCAATAATCTGGAAGTTTGCCCTGTGAATGTAAAGGGATTTCCCGTCAATCATGAGCTTTGTCATTTTCGGCAACTTCTTGGGAATCTTCCAGTATACTTCGTCACCGGAATATGCTGTAATAGGTTGCCCAAGCTGAGATTTAATCACAACAACTCTAGATTTTCCGAAATAATTCTTGTACTGATTTACGATCCCGGCAACGTAAGTATTGTCAGAAAGTTTTTCCGTAGATTGACTGTAAATATCAGTCTGCTTAAAATCCACATCCGGCTCCAGACCGTCCTGCTCAAATATGCAGGTGTCGCCGCAGCTCTGAATTTCCTTGCCGTCAATATTGATTGTGATCACGGATGACAGCTCGTATCCGCTGACCACAGTTCCATCACTGTTGTAAGAAGTTGTCTTAACCGGATTCCCTTGAACATTGATTTTATCGCCAGTAGTGGTCATCACTTTTGAGCCATAGTTATCGTAAGTACGGATTGTATATCCATTTCCAACCAGATCGCCTTTGATGTCATTAATAGCATCGTCCATCAGAGCGCATCCGGCAGCTCCTCCGGCAAAGCACAGACACAGAATTGTCAGTAACATGATTTTTAATTTTTTCTTCATCTTTTTTCCTCCCTAGATATACGGTTTCCGTTTGTGGTACGTTATCAGCTGGCTGTATCTCAGGGGCTTTCGCCCATGCATTCGGAACTCATTATTTCTGGTTCCACGTTTTGCCACTATACAGTCCATCGCCTTTCGGATGTTTCTATACTGGCCTTTACGAAGTCTGATCTTTCTCCGGTTCATCTTTTTCCTCCTTATCGTCAAAATGACGATATCCCCATTTTGGGATTAAAACAAATGCCAGCAATGGCCACGCTGAACCTGTCACTTTACAGGCCGTGGCAATAGCCGCTGAACAAGCGATCACTGATACTGCGTTCAGAATCATAACATATTCCATTTTCTTTCCCTACTTTCTCGATAATTGATTGAGTAAAATCGGCTAGAATCCATTTTTATGTGCCATGTGAGGAAATTATCACCTATGGTATTTCAAGCGTATTTCGGATTGGTTTAATCAATGTATTCTTGGTCATCCCATTTCTGCTTTACCCGTTCACACAAAATTCTCTGATTCTCCTCAGTGAAGAACAGCCAGATATGACGGTCAAAGCTTTTTCCGTTTCGTTGGCCAAGGTCTGACTTGAAGAACTCATCTATCATGTCCTGATAGAACCGGAGTTCATCTTTTTCTTCCACGTCCGCTTTCAGAAGCGGTGAATCATCGCCAATGATAACTCCCATGAACTGATTTGCGTATTTGGTGGAAATCATCATATGCTGTTCGCCCATGTGTTCCCGGTACTGCTTGAAGTAATAAGCGATAACTGCCATGGTCAGACAGATGTCATGATCTTCCAGAATATTCTCCTGTTCACCATACAGTGAATTAAACTCATTGTACAGAATCTGTGGTACATCTTCGTCCCGGTACTTCTCAGAACGATTTTTCTGTTTTTGCTTGCGGTACACTTCCTTCTGCTCAGTTGTCCGTGAGGGTATATTATTTATATCTAGTATATTAATATTATTAGGAGCAGAAGTCTTTGAACCTTTATCATTTTTTGATAAAGTCTTTCTCTCTTTATTTTTTAAAATAAAGTCTTTATCTATATCATCTACGCTGTATTTATAGCTATTATTACTATGTTTCATATTTGGCGTGTCTGAATTACTGTTTTTGAAGTCCTGACTTTCAAAATTTGAAAGTCTACTCTTTAAGTACCTTTTTCTGCCATCATTTTTAAACACATAAAGATATCCAAGCTTTATTAACTTGGAGACAGAAGTAGAAACTTTTGTCACACTACATTGGCAGAATTTTGCCAAATATTCATTGCTCGCAAAGCATCCTTCGCTTCCTTCTACATCAAGACTGTCGACTTCTGCCAGAATCAATTTTTCAATCGCATTTAATCTTTCATCAAGAAAAACCTGTTTCGGGATCCATACTCCTTTAAAATCTCTTGGATAATTAAACTCTTTGTCCATAATAAATAACCTCCTTGTTGGTCGTCGGCATCTCCATAATATGCCAGAATCCTTGATTTATAAAAACAGTAGGCAGGTGCATCAAGGTTTACACTTTTCGGGAGCTACCCTAGCCTACTGAATTTAACAAATTAAATTATCATCAGCTTGTATCCATCAAAATGATTATTAGTATATTCTACAAGCTTTTCAGTATCATCGGCTGAAATATAAAACATATCTCTTACCGCATATGCCTTAATCCCAATAACTTTCATCATTCTTTTGATGTCAAAAATCGTGCATTGTTCAAAATTAGTATTCTTCCTGATGATTTCCTTGACCTTTAAAAAAGAAAAATCCTTTGAACCGTCAATACATCTCTTATTGTATTTTGGCATATACTTCCTAATGTAAAATATTTCCAAATCATCCAATTCTTCTTTTTTACATCTAATAATTGAAACATTGTCAAACTGTTTATCGGAATGACTATAAGGTCGGCAAAGTCCTGTTATTGACTGTCCAACATAAACTACTTCATCGCCATTCAGCAAAAAATATATAATAGGTTCTCTTGCCACTGGAATATTAAGACTTTTGGATTGTTCCTTAAACTTCATAGAAAAATACCTGCCTTTCGTATATAAGATGCCTTGAAATGTATGTAAATCAACAGGCAGGCGGCAAGGCATTTCCGCTTTTCGATGATCGGTCTAGCCTGTTGGTTTTACCGTATTATTTTTCGAATGAAATAAATCCATGATTTACCAATTCATTTAAAGCTTTTTCGACAACTGCTTTGTCCTCTGAAACATATTCGCAGATTTCATCCAGTTCAAAGTCTGTTCCATCAAGGCTCATCAATATGCCGTATATTCCTTTTGCTTCCAACGATAGACTCTTGTTGAGTATAATATTTCTGTCAACTAATCCATATGGCTTCATTTGATTCATTCCCTTCTGTAAAGCAAAAAAAGAGCAGACTCCAAGACGGTATCACAGAAAACGGGTCATTGTTTCAACCCAAGTAAATATCATCTTAAAAGTCTGCTCAATATTTTGTTTTTCGTACAATATAACAAGATATAGGTGTTACTTGTTACTCATTCATTATACCGCAATCCGGCAGAAATGGCAATGGTTTTTACCATGCTGGGCTAGGATTCTTCCGCCGGTTGTTGTCGTTCTGGGCTTTTGTGACAGCTTTCGCAATAGCACGTCCGTCCAGATTGATCGTATTGGAAATGTACTGCGGAGATGAGTTTCCGCCGGTGTTCATGTTCATCATTGCCATGGCAACGCCCTGTGTTACCGCCTGTGCCATTTCCTCCTTGCCCAGTCCAATACTTCCGTCTGGCATGTTTCCGGTGATACTGTCAGCAATGCTCTTCATAGCCTGTTTGTTAGTCAATGGAAGGACCGCTTCCTTTCCGGCTTCACCGACACCAATTACGGATGCCGCATTGAAAAGACCGCCTTTAGCGTACCAGTCAACTCTCGAATTGTACCGCCACTTATGGGTCTGTCCCTCTTGCCAATCAGTGTAATCCATGGATATATGTGGAGTTCTGATGTTGATTGACTCCATGCCGTTTCGGAGATTCTGCATAGCCGTTTGCCCGATACTATACATATCGCTGAAATTTCGGCTGATTGTATTAACTATGCCGCCAATCGCACCGCCTATGCTCGTGTCCATGGTTCCCCGGATGTAGGAAGATATATCCCTTCCAAGATTCTGCCATTTGCCAAGAGCGATTCTGTACTGGCTTCCAAAGTGGCTGCGGACGGTTTCATCCATTCTGCCAAGCTCTGTACTTGCATCAACCTTCATCTGGCGGACATTTTTGGTTACTTCACGGGAAGAATTTCCCCAGTTTCTTGTCGCAGATGTGCTTACACGACTGAAGGATTTTTCAGCGCTTGTAGCTGCGGACGCAGAATTGATTTCCGTCTGACCAGTAATGGTGTCCCAAGCTCCTTTAATTTTTGAGCCGATTGAATCCCATGCTGTTTTGGTATTTGAACTAATAGCGTCCCATACGCCGGTTACGGTGTTCTTAATGTTTGTGAACGTATCAATCACGCTTCCAATCCTGTCAGAGATTCCCTGATTCAGTCCAGATATCAAATATCCGCCAATCTCAGCAAAAACCGTAGACGGAGAATGAATACCGAAAAGGTTTTTAACACCGTTGATAATAGGGTCCGAGATATTTGTTTTAAGCCATGTTCCAACAGTGGAAATCACGTTTTTAGCGCCGTTGTAAAGTCCATTGATAAGGTTTGAACCATGTGTGTAAAGCCAAGTTCCGGCAGTGCTGAACGCATTTTCTATTGCTTCCTTAGCTTTACCGGCAAATTCCGTAACGGTATCCCAATTTTGCCACAGCAGAAATCCACCGACAACAGCTCCGATAACAGCTAAGCCTATCGGGCTGAACAGTACGCTACCCAATGTAGAAAACGCTGTTGCCATAGCTGGTGCAAAAGTTCCTGTAATCCAAGTTCCAATTGAACCAGCGAAGGCAGTTGCAGTTGGCCAAAGCTTAGTGGTTATAACTTCAAGAATTTTCGGGGCAATCTGTGTGGTTATGGTATTCGGGATTGCTTTCAATTTGTCAACAGCTTCCAGAGCGTAAACTCCAACAGTTGTGCCTAATGTACTGGTTGAAAAGGCTGTTGCTATTTTGCTGAGTGCTGTTCCGAGCAAGGTTGCTGTGGCACTGGTTCCAGTCGGCAGTTTTCCCATAGCAACTAAGATAGATGATACCAGGGTATCTGCCTTTGACACCAATCCTACACCGGCAAACGCAACTACAAACTTACCGGCTGTAGTTTCTCCTAAACCAGAAAAAATCCCGCCCAAAACATCAATTAATACTGTGGCTAAATCTTTTAAATGACTTCCCCAGTCTATCTGACTAAGAAATAATCCGATACCTCTTCCGAAAGATTCCCAGTCCGTTTCTCCTGCGATATCAACCAGAGCGTTTAGCAAGTTCGTAATGAAAGTATTTAAGGATGTTCCATTCTCTTTCCACTTGAACTTTCCGATAAAAGTATTGATTCCGTTGGAAATGTTGTTTACCAATCCGCCCCAGTTGAAATTTTGCGTCCATGCAGCCAATGCCTGAAATGCACCGTTTAATCCGGTCGCAATCGTAGTGGCTATCTTTGAGAACGAAATTCGCCCAAAAGCTCCATTCATAGCATCGGCAACCGCAGTTCCCAACTGTTCCCAGCCAGTCAGACCGGCATTATTCTCTTTAGACATTTTCTGAACAAAACCGTCCAGAATGTTCCAGCTTATCATAAATCCACTACCAAGGACTTGACCAAGGTTCGGCCAGTTAACTTCGTCAATCATTCCCCGAAGTCCGGTTGCCAGCTTGTTACCAATGTTTGTGAAATCAATACCACCCGGGCCGATCAGAAGCTCAAAGGTGTTAACCAAAGTGTTGATACCGGCACCGACAGTACGTCCTAATCTATCCCAGTGGATATTTTCGACAAGGCTGTTAAAAGATCGAGTAAAAGCATCACAAAATGCAGAGATCTTCGGTCCTACATTGCTCCAACTAATAACATCATAAATCTTCCGGATTCCGATATTAAGCATATCTGCAATGGTCTTTCCAAGTCCTTCCCAGTCATGGTTGAGAAAAGCTTTGCGGATTTTTTCAGCCCATTTATTGATAGGGGGTTCTTCTTTGTTCAGAGCATCGTCTATCTGGTCCGTGATTCCGCCAAGACCCAATGAAGGCGTTGTACCGGTTCCAGTTTTACCCTTTCCGGTACCAGGTGTTGAACCGGATGAGCTAGAATTATCTGTCAGCTGATTCAGTTCGTCAAACGGGAGAACAGAAAGAGCTTTCTTCAGAGTTTTTGCTGATGAAGTAGCATCGTCCAGTCCAGAAGCTGCTGCATCTCCGGCGTCCTGTAATCCGCTAAGGTCTGCTACGGAATCTTCCAGTCCAGCAAGATCATTTACGACCCCACTTGTGGAACCTTTAATCTTTTTCCCCATCAGAACATACATGAAATTACGGAATGTTTCCGCAGCCTGCATAAGTTTTGACATTAAGGCATTAAGAGCCTGGATTCCCGGAAGAACTGCTGCGATTAAGCCCTGTCCGATAACAGATGCAAGGGACTGAAGATTCATAGTAAGGAGACGTACTTGGTTTGCATATGTCAATTAATGTTATCCTATAGGCTTTTTATCCTATAGTTCTTATAGTTTCCTATAAGTTCGGCGTACATTTTCATCCCATAAGGATGTCGGATACTCTTGGGGATATTATATTCTAAACTCTTTAATAAAAAAGAGCCTAGGTTCAATCCCTACGCTCTACAATGTGCTATAGCTTTTATTCTATAGCCTTATCTCGGTATTAACTTATTGACTTATCCATTTATATCCAAATGCAGTTCTATCAGGTTTGTCGATTACCTTGTGTATGCCCTTGTAGCACACACCTAATTCTTTTCCTGCATCCGATATTCTATTAAACACTTTTAATATTTCTCCTGTATCAGGATTTACTTGAGCTACTTTTCTACCTTTTTTTCGTTTTTGATAATCACTCAAATCTTTTATCGGAAAATCTTCTTCATATACAAAAATAAAGCCGTTTGCGGATTTATATGTTTTGCTCAAAACTCCAGAAATAGTCGTGCGATTAGCACCCGTCATTTCTGAAGCTTCTTGGACACTTTTGAATTTTTGTATGAAATTTCCGTTGCTATCGCATTGAATAATACTTCTCATGCTTGTTGATTCTGGCGTAGTGTACTTTCGCGATCCATAACGCTGAAAATCTTTCTCGTACATAAAAATGCGTCCATGGTCAGTACGCGTTTCACTCCTGCAAGATTCCAATACACTGTTTGCGCAAAAGCCGTCTTTCTCTGCTTCAGTGGCACTATCATATCTTTTAATAAAAGTTCCATCTTTTGCAAGACAAACTACAGGAATTGAGTTATGTCCGCCAACTCCTCCTTTGTTTTCGTTGTATCCACTATGATAAGTATTATACAGTGTGATATAATTTCTTTCAAGTTTTAAAGCTTTTTTTCTTGTATCACAAGTTTCTAAAATTTCCCATTCAAAATTATCTGTTCCGTATTTTTCAATTGCATCGTGAAATTTGCATTTTTCCTTTTCATAGCATCTTTCGTGTTGCCATTTTCGGTTACGGAAATTGTTTGTCTGCCCGATATAAGATTCTTGAGTTATTCTATTTGTAGCTCTGTAAATATAATATGTTCGCATTAAATCACCTCAAACATATTATATCAAAATGTTCGTATTAAGTCAACTTAGCATTTACCGACTTTACCCGATTTTCACTGATGTATTGCTACATCAGGCGGCACATAGTCTACCGGCTGTTCTAGCAAAGTCCCCCTGTTGTGCACTTGTAACTGACATAATGTAGTTATAGCGCAGCATCGTTTTCTGAGCCTGTGTCATGGAATTATAGGCTGTTGTAATGCCTTGTGACAGCGCATATTCCTGTAAGTTGGCGATCGAAAGATTTATTCCGAGCTGTTTTAAAGGCTCGATTTCACCCGAAATGCCCGCCCTGATTTTGTAGAAGGCGGTATCAGTATCAATGTTGTAAAAAGATGCCAAATCTCCGGCTAATCCTGCAAGAGTTGTTGACATTTTCGCAGCTGATTCCTGCGCTACTCCAGAAGCATTCAGCATTGCCATCATGGTTCCGGAGTAATTCTTTGCTGCCAGTTCCGACAGTCCGAACTGCTTTGTCGCCGTAGATGCAAACTTGTATGCCTGATCTGCCATGCTTCCGAAAGCAACGTCTACAACGTTCTCAACCTCAGCGATATCGGAACCGATCTCAAGGATTCCTTTTCCGCCCATAGCTTCGCTGAATTTGTTCATTACAGCTGAAGCAGCTTTGAAGCCAAGGACGGTCTTAATAAAAGAGCCTACATTGGAAGATGCTGTTTTCAGCCCACTGCTCCTGTTGACCAGATTGGATATTCCGGCTGCCAGAAATCCCAATCCGCTCTTTGCTTTTGTCGCTACCCCACCGAGTAACGAAGAAAGTCCCGAACCGATAGAGGAAAGCTTGTTAAAGGAATTGATCACAGTATTCGTGGAAGTCCCTACTTTCCCACCGGCCGCCGCCAACTGCCCGAGGGCTTCAGTCATTCTCAACGTATTCTCGCTGATCTGCGGAGCATCCTGCATGGCGGTAAAGAATTTCTTTATTTCTGTGGCCAGATTAGCCAGCTGCGATGCTGTCTGTCCGGTTTTGTTGCCAGCACTTGCCAATCGTCCTATGGACTGTACAAACATGTTCGTAGATTCCGAAACAAGCCTTGTACTTGCCATGGAATTGACGACTTTTCTTAATTCTTTTCCAAGGGTTTTTAAGCCCGATGCAGATTGGCTAGTCTTTTCTCCAGCATTAGCAAGTCTCGCCAGTGAACCTACAAACCGGTTGACACTGGAAGATACATCCTCAATATCATTTAAGCTATCGATGCTTTTGATGATTTCTCCCATCTTTGAAGTATCAAAGCTACTCATGTCCGCTGTTGCAAGTCGACTTAAGGAATTGATAACATTCGTGATTTTAGAATCCTTGAAGTTCATTCCGTTAAGAGCGTTCATGGTGCTGGAAATTTTTTCAACGCCGGTTATTGCGGGCTGCATCTTCACAGCATCAATTTCTTGAAATTTTTGAATAGCGTTTACCGCTGACTTGACGTTTTTTGCATCAATCTTTGGAATTGAAATATTGGAAGCACCTTTTAAAGAACTTAATCCGGCAGCCAGATTCTGCAAAGATTTCGTACTCGCTCCAAGTGTCGTAAAGTCAACTTTTGACAAACTCCGAAGTTGTCCGGTTAATCCAGACAAATTAGGCACACTTACTTTTGTTTTGTTTAATGTCTGTAAGGCTGTTGATACTCTTCCAATTTCACGAGCGTAATTCCTAAGCCCACCGGTATTGACGTTTCCCAGAGCCGTATCAACATCCTTTAACTTTTTAGCCAGATTTCCCAATGCTTTTGTGGCATTCCTGGTACTGCTATTTATTTGTATATCAAGGGTATCAATGGTATTATCAGCCATAAAAACACCTCCTTTTAATCAAAAAAATAAGGGCAGACAAGACTTTTATTCATCCTGCCTGCCCTTTTCATTGCCTATTTCGGCAATATTCGCATTTGCCTTTTTTATCAGAAGTTCGTAGTAACGTTCTTCCTGCTTCAATTCAGCTTCAGACCGTTTCGGAACATCTGTTTTTTCTTCAATCTGTGGCTTCTTTGTTTTTTCTGTGATTGGTTTATCTGGATATTTTACTTTGCCAGAAAGTGCACTTGATACCGCAGATTTCACATATAAACCGGAAAGCCATGACTGATATTCAATCAGCTTTACCTGAGTTTCTATCTCGTCACGTTTGTTTTTCTCGTACTCACGTATCCTTACTTGAAGATCACGTATGGTACTTCTGAGAAAATCTTTCCGGTTCATTCCGATGCGAACTGCCGCCGGATATAGCTCTGTCCAGATTATTTCGCTGTAGCTTTTTTCTGGTGATCTGTCGGCTTCTTCGGAGTTTTCTTCGGTTTGGCTGCTACGTTCAGATCGTCCATGAACGTCTCCAGACCGGTCAGTTTGAAAAAACCATCTTCCTCCATCTGGTCAAGACACATGGCGAAGATACCGTAAAAGTTACCCTGCTCATCATCCTTATGTTCCTGAATAAACTGCACTGCAAGTCTCTTTGCGGTTGCAAGATTCGGGACAGAACCGTCTGCATCTGGATTGTCACCATGATACTGAAGAAGCCCTGCATAAAACACGGTTAATGCTGTGTTCGGAATATTTGCCATGCCGGAGATCATTTCTTCCGGCGTTTTGTCCACACCGCCACTGGTTGCCAGAAGTGTGTTCATTACGCTCTTAACGCATTCATCATACAGAGATGCTTCAATGCTGTATTCCAGTTTGTACTCTTTGCTACCAATCTTTAAAAGTTTATACATAATATCTTTTCCTCCCAGTTAGATATGTTTGTTATTCGGTTTCGGTTGGCTTGATTGCCGTATCCGGGCCGACATACTCATTGATAGTCAGAGACATATCAACAGTCAGAAGTCCATTCTGATCTCTTGCCGGTTTTGGAATGATAGTCGGCGGCTCAATTTTGGTGAAAAATGCTTTCTGAAGCGCCGGGTAATATTCCTCATACCACATAGACAGACCACTTGCATGAGCTGTTTTGTAAGCGCTGATAAGATCTTCCCACTCTTTGATTGTTTCGTCTGTAACGTTTACAGTTACATTGAATGTACCGCCGGTTGAACCACGACCTGCGATAGTTCTCTCGATTTCGTCTTCGAGAGCGGATGCATCGATAGTCTCAACGTCGATAGCGATTTCATCAGAAGCGTTTATTCTGTGAAGCAGAGTGAATTTTGTTGGTTTTGTTCCCGCTACTGTCTCTACTGCATAACCGGTAAGAGCACCAACGGTACTGATTCCTGCGATATTTCCTGATGCCATATTGGCTCCTTTCCGCCTTTCGGCTATAAATTATTGCAATAAAAAAGAGCCGTAATGGCTCTGACACGTAACCCTGTGCCCGGGAGATAAAAGGATCACCGCCCTTCTACTCTTCTTTGCTTACTTGTTTAATGACCTGATTCACATAAGTACTCAGTCCTGCGACAAGAATGCCTTGTGTGATTGCGGTAAAAACTGCCATTGCAACTTCCTGACCGCCTGTGACTGTAGATGTAGCGAAAACATAGATTCCGCAGACAACTACGCCCAGAAGTCCGAGGATTCCAGGAATGTATTTGTCAGCTACGGTTTCAGCCTGTTTGAGGAATACGCCTACAAAATACAGGACTACAGCTACAACCAGGAGTTCTGGTTTCACATAGTTCATGATCTGATCCATTCTATCTCACCCCTTTCATTCACCGAGCAACTGCCCAGTGTAAATTCTTGTGTATCGGCTAACAAGCCGTTTGATGCTATCGTCAGCGTTCCCCATGAGTTCAGGACCGTAAGTTCTACGAAATCCCATGCCAATCATGGACTGATGACTTTTTTCATCAATTTGATATACTTTCGCAAGTGGAGCTGTACCCGTGGCGAAGCACTCGATCTGGATAGTTGGAACCGTGGCACATTCATCGCCTTCAAGGTCTCCTTCTGTCAGAACATTTCCCAACATGTAAAGTCTTGCATAGGTTTTCTTTCCAGATGCAAGAGTTTGACTTCTGTCCATGGAAAAATTTCCTTTACCAACTACAGGTTCGATCGCTTTATTCCAGCGTTTGTATATCTCGGATATCGGGTTTTTTAATATTTCCGGCATTTAATCACCCTGCCTGTTCTAGCATGTTTTGAGTTTGTGTTTGAATAAACTCTTTAATCTGCTGATATCCCCAGCCACAGTTAATAAGGCTACTTACAAGCATCTCCATGCTTTGCACTTTTGCTAAGTCTTCACCTGTAAAATAATCCCTAACAGCTTCTTTGGGTTTAACGCCAAGTTCGATTTCTATTTCCTTTGCTGTCTTTCCGAATATATTTTTGTATATCAAATTTGTGTAATTTGGATATGCAAATTTCTTATTCGGGCTGTCAGATATCTTCATTTTAATTGTATCTGTAAGAATATGTCTGATAACTACGCCTTTATCACGTTCAATTTGCCATTGCTGACGCTCTACGTGAATCTTTTTCAATTCATCACGCATTGCATTAAACTCTGCGATGTAGCGTTCTTTAAACTCCATAGCCCTTTCGCCGCCATAGCCCATGCAAAGAATTGTAAATCCATCTTCTGTAACGATGTACTCTTTAAGTCTTTTGTTTTGTTCCGAAGTATAAGAGGACAACGCATAATTTCGTTGTCTAAATTCTTCCGAACATCCCAGATTTTCGATATCTCTCAGTACATCGGAATGTCTTTTCTCGAAACCCTCTGCTATTTTTCGGCTTGTGGTTACGATTTTTTCTTCGTATCTTTTACCAATGATTTCTACCAACATAAATTCACTTCTCCTTTTATGATTTATTTTTTTGGCATGAAAAAAGCACCTACCTTTCCGGTAGATGCTTCGCATCTTAATTGTACAAAATATGCGTCATATGATTCCATATTTTAGTATAGGATGTTTAACTTCCAAACACTTCCTTTGCAATATGTCGTATCTGAATAATGATAGCTTCTTCCGCATGGTACATTGGCATATATGCCCTGTTACCATAAGAATGATGTTTTTGTCCGCTTTCATCCACATACCACCATCCGTTTGGGTCGTAGGCGTGTTTTTGATCTGGATAAGTACCAACACCATAATCAGCGCCAGACGGTAATGGATAGCTGTCCGTTCCATAGGAAATACCGGCGCTAAACTCGATAAAAAGAACCTTGTTCCCAGAAAGCCGGACCGCTGCACCAACAATATCGCCATGTCCGTTATTAATAACTTCCGTGTAGTAAGAACCTTTTTCCTCAGTCGGAACAGATTCCATCGTGGTCTGGACAACCTGTATTCCCTCTTGAGCCAGTTTATCAACAAAAATCTGGTTCTTCCTTTGAATATCTTTCCGGTATGCTTCCAACTGATGAATCGCAGACTGCAAAGAATTATGGTTCAAACTGCACCGGATTGTTTTCCTACTCATTGTTGCCACCGATTTTCGCTATTCCATATCGGGCAACTTGTCCTTTTTGAGTATCAAGGATTCTCTTAAGCCTGTAGTCTGGAAGAACAGTCGGGCTGTTATCTCCATCAAGGATTAGTGCTCCGTCTTCCCTAATTTCCGGCACGACATCAATCCACAAGACGTTGCCTTCTTTTGGCTGAAATGTTCGGTCAAAAACCGTAATGTACCGGTCATAGTCGGGAACAATTCCGGCAGACAGTTCTTCTGGCGTACCGGCTGTTGCTGATACTGAAATGTTCTTTTTTTGCGGGTTTGAATAGACAAGTGTTTTATCCATTCCATTGTTTTTTTCTGTTACTGTTGAAATCCATATGAATTGTTTTTGGCGAAGTCTACCTCTCATATATGCACCCTCCATTGACAGAAATTAATTTTCGTGTTATTCTTATGCAGAAATCAGGGAACGACGTATCCCCAGATTTCATAATCTTCCGGTCCCCAGTTCCTCAGTTCTGGGGACTTTTTTTAATTTAAGATAAATTAATTAAAGCGCCCTTTAGTTCAGTAATTTTGTCAGTTATCTTTTCAGATAGCTGAGATTTTACCAAGCAATTCCGTTTTTTCTGTTTCACTTGCCACAATACTCGGCATTTCATCAATCAGTTTCAAAACCGTTCTATATAATGCCATCGGATTGTCATGCGCATCTTCAAGTTTGACATTATTAATTACATTGCAAAGCAATTCCTTGCTTACCAATATCATATTTTATCTCCTTTAAGATAGTTGAGATTTTAGTTGTAGTACATATCAGTATTGATAAACTCAACCTCTAAAAACTCTGTAGGATTTTTTCTCATAATCCAATCTGCGTATGTTGCAATGTTCAACGCACAAAGATAATAACCTACGGCATTGAAATGTGCATATCTCTTATTAATGCTCAAAAGATTTGCTCCGTAGTAGTCATACATTTCTTTTCCATATCTGTATAAATCCATCAGATACACGTTATTAAACATTGTAGCAATCGTTCTGACGGCATCGTTATATCCGTTATTCTCTGGACTTGATGCCTTGTCGAGTGGGTCTGTCATTACAAAGATTTTAGCCTTTGGATAACGTACTTGTATCTTCTGAATTATTTTTCCGTAGTTGCCGTAGTAGGTATCTGCGTTCTGTGCAGGGTCTGAAAGATTAATATCTCCCCTTGTGCCAACTGGAATACTCTGATTGTTGTCATTCTGTCCAAGACCGATAAAATAACAATCGCAAGCATGATTTCCATCAAAAGCAAGGTTTCCACCAAGGTCACCGGTCAACCAATCCCTTGTACTCCATCCACCTCTTGAGAAATTGTAGTAGGTATTACCTGTCATTCTCGCAAGGTACTGCCCCCAAGAAAATTCATATAAATCTGCTCCCTGTTCTATTCCTTGAGCATTTTTGAACACGCAACAACCACTTGAAAGGCTATCACCGATACAACCAACTTTTCTAAATACGTGTAAAAGCCCTGCATCTTTTCTGATGACGGATAACGGATTTTCGTTTGGTACTTCGTTCAAATTATCATCAATCTTTTTGACCATCTCAAAAAGTGTGCCTTTTTCCTCATACATTTCAAACTCGATTGAAGGATAACGAGTTGAGTATGAAATCTGAATGTACTTCGCATTTGTAGGAATGGTAATATCGAATTCCCAAGGCTCTTCGACAGCAGATGTATTTCCACTTTTTCCGCTTAACAAACATTTCCAAGATGCATCGCTTACAACATATGCCATATCACCGAACGCACACGTTTTTACATGTATCGTCTTATCAATCAAAGGTGTAGCATCTGCGATATATGCGATTTTACTGCCTATATAATCAATTCTTTGGCTGTATTCGCTGACAAATTTGCCGTCAATCCAAGTATGCTCGATAGCATATAAGGCTTTTTTATCGCCAATATCTTCCCTTAATGAACTAATCGCATTTCCTGTGGCTTTTGCATCGGCAATACCGCCTTCAACGGTAAGAGTTTTATCTGGCTGTGAAACATTCTGAATGTCCGTAATGGCTTGTTCTTTTGCAGAATTTACATTTTTCACCGCCTCGTCAGATGCAGTTTTGGTAATAGCCAGAAGTTGATTAATTACATCTTTGCTGTTTTCATCAAGAGATGGCTGGTCAACTTCGATTCCTTCTAAAACAGGGATTTGCGCCACGGTAGTGTTCCATTCAATACTGATATTTGAATCAGAATCTGTCTTAACAGCGCAAACAATGAATCTTATTGTTCCCATGTATCGCGCGGCGTTTTTTCCAATAACCCATGAAAATGTTATGTTATCTCCGTTTATAGAAGCATCTTCACAAATGTATTGGTCTTTTATGGAAATGTCTGGATCTACGCCACTTACATTTTCAAAGTTGATTCGAATTGAAAATTTTGATAAATCAAGATTATCTCCCACTATCTTCGGACAAGAAAATTTAATTCGTTCTGCATTTTTATCAGATTGCACCGCCCCAACTACGATTTCTGGAGGCACAAAAATAGTTCGTGTTCTGGAGTCAATTGTGCATATTCCGTTGCTTTCTAATAATGTAGCTGTTTCTGCTGTTGAATCTGAATCCATAAGTAAATCAAGTGCTGATGTCATTTTTTCTACCCCCGTTGTGGAATCGTTATTTTATCTGATGTTATAATAAACTTACCGTTGTCTTTTATACCTGTGACCGAAACCCCAAAATAATCCCACGCAAGAGCTTTAGATGGAATTTCACATTGTCCATTTTGTACCAATATCGGATATTCTTTGTCCATCCGCCAAAAAGAAGCTGCTATCTTACATCCATTCCATTCAGGTGAAAAAGAAAAGAATGCTTTTAAATATCCAGAAGTTCCTTTTACAAGTCCAGTAAAATCGCAACTTGGGTCTTGGTATATTTTTTGGTTTTCAACTTTAAATTTTAAAATTCTCATACAAATATCCTTTCTGTTCTGACAGGGGGGCGCATATATAAACGGTCTATCCTACGCCACTTTTTCCAGTAGATACGGAACAAAATGTATCGCTTCATCCCCTACAATCTCATATGCGATTTCAAAAATCTGCCTTGCTTTGTCGGCAATCAGATTGGCAATCAATTCTTCTACTTCTACCCAATTCTCACGGGGCACAAGCCTGTGCAGTTCTTTAAGAAATCCGCTCGAAAACATCATTGCATGGCTCAACTCATGTAAAACTACCCTTGTGAGAAATTCGCCCGAAATAGCGTCAGAAATCCAAATAATTCTTGTGTTTCCATCCGTCACAGCGCAGGTCATAGTGAAGTGCTATAATAAAGTTGTAACAGAAGTGGCTAATAAGATATAATCATCTTA